TAAAGCTGATTTAACTTTGACAGATCGAGTCTACGTATGTCCTGATTGTGGATTTGAAATTGATCGTGACTTAAATGCCGCGATCAATATTTTACAAGAAGGAATACGTCAACACAATACCGTAGGAACTACGGAAATTAACGCCTGTGGAGCTATAAGTAGCTGTTAAGCACTTAGCCCAGGAAGCTTGTTGATCTTTAGTCAACAAGCAGTTCACGCTAAATGTTCGCATTCATCCTGACGACTGAAGATCATCAGGTTTTCTACGAATCTTATATAAAATACACCAACAGAAGGTTAACCGATCGGGGATCGGGAACGCTTGGAAAGCGTCTCGAGTGAGCTGAACCTCGCTTGCGGGTCGGGACCGCAGCCTTCTGCCATTTCCTCAACTCAGGGTAAGCCGTCATGCAAGACAAGCTCCATTACATGAACCTGGACCTACTTAAGGACAGCCCGTTCCCGGTTCTTTCTCACAACGGGTTCACCAAGTACGAGCTGTCCGACAGGGACCAGCACCATTACTGCCTCAAGCGGACCGAGTGGTTCTGTGATGAGTGCGGTAACCTGGCCGAAGAGAACCACCTGAGTCACTGCGTCAACTGCAAGAAATGAACCGGTAGCCCGAGTCCGGCCCAAGGATTGGTCGGAGTAACCCTAAGGATTTATAAATTTTATGGTACGGGGGCAAAAAACCGTTTACAAGCTCACCGAGATGGAGTACTATAGCACCATCGAAACAGGAAACCGGCAGGAGACGAAGATGTTCAGCCTTTCACAAAACTTTTCCGAAATGTCCGACGCCGAGCTCTACAACGCATTCCTGGTGATGTATAAGGACGTCAACGGGTTTCTCCCGCTTATCGAATGGGATCGTCAGACGGCCGTCGACTTCTGCGAGCGGTGGTCCTCTTCCGATGGACTGGCTCGTCGCAAGACCAGGGACACCAAGGAGGACGCGTACTTCAGAGACTTGGCGAAACGGTGGGACTAGACGGTTTTTGAATACCAAGGATCTACAAATTTTATGGTAGGACTGTGAAAAAACAGTTTACAAACCACACGGTTTGAGTTACCATAGCACCATCGAAACAAGGCAACCAGACGGAGACCAAGATGTCCAACTTCTCTCAGATGACCGACTCCGAGCTTTCCGGCTTCTTCTCCGACCTCCACAAGGACGTCACCGGTTTTAGACCTCACTTCGGTTTCTGGGATCGCCAGAAAATCGTAGACTTCTGCGAGCGGTGGACCTCTCCTGAGGGTATCGCCGAGCTCAAGGCCGCGGAAGCCGAGGAGGACGAGTACTTCAAGGCGCTGGAGGAGAAGCTGAACGGTATTTACTGCGAGGAGTGAAGTGTCCTTCAGTTCGTCACTTTCACCCGGATCGATAGAGTAATGAAATGACTATCCAAGACCTACATGAAGAGGACGACACCGTAGTCGCGGCCATCAGGTTCATTCCCAGTCACAAGAGGGTGGCGTTGACCGAGGCCGAGATCGACAGGTACTTCTTTCCCGAGGAGGACGACGAGTCGGTTCAAGCGAGACCCGAGACCAAACGTCCATGGTATGACAACAGACACCCGCTGTGACCAGGGTTGTCAACCGCCACCGAGAGCCGTTCGACGTCTACATCGGCCGAGGGAGCAAGTGGGGAAACCCGTTCGTGATCGGAGTGGACGGCACGAGGCGAGAGGTGATCGAGAGGTACCGCCGGTGGATAGTTCGGCAACCTCAGTTCGACGACCTGGAGGAGCTCAGGGGTAGGGTTCTCGGTTGCTTCTGTAAGCCCCTACCTTGTCACGGAGATGTACTGGTTGAGTTCTTGAGAAACGAATCGCTCTTTGACATATAAATATTGATTTCGACGGCCCGATAATTTAATGGCAAAATACCGAACTCATAATTCGAGAAATGCCTGTTCAATTCAGGCTCGGGCCATTAGTTCAATCGGCTCTCTAGTTCAATGGTAGAACGCCAAGCTGATAACTTGGTAACGGTGGATCGTAACCATCGAGAACCACCAAGTTTTTTGGGTCGTTAGTGAAACGGTTATCACACGACACTCTTAATGTCGACATTCCGAGTTCAAATCTCGGGCGACCCATCCAATTTTATTCCCCCACAAGCTTTAAAATGAAGCAGGGAGCTTTTAACTCTCAGAAGAAGGGGTAGTACCTTCGTGGGGGACCAGTATATAATCGTAACTAGGAATGATCAACATGCCCCTGTAGTTCAGTTGGATCAGAACAGTGGAATTCTAATCCATAAGTCGGGAGTTCGAGTCTCTCCAGGGGTGCCAAACGACAGACGCCGACGTAACTCAATTGGTAGAGTTGCTGATTAGTAATTAGCGGGTTGGCGGTTCGATTCCGTCCGTCGGCTCCAATACTTGAATTAGTATAAATAGAATTTATTCCGCTCGTACCGGCTTGGTGAAGGTCTCTGCCTGTTAAGCAGAAGGCTCGAGAAATCGAGGCGAGGTTCGAAACCTCGGAGCGGAGCCAAACACAGCAAGATATCCAAGTAGCTCAATTGGTAGAGCGGTGATCTCCAAAATCACAGGTTGGGGGTTCGATTCCCTCCTTGGATGCCAAACACGATGGCGAACGTAGTTCAGTCGATAGAGCGCGGGAATGTGACTCCCGATGTCGTGGGTTTGAATCCCACCGTTCGCCCCAAAAAACTGAATGGTCTCAATGGCGGAATGGTGACGCAGCTGGTTGCAACCCAGAAGATCCGGGTTCGATTCCTGGTTGGGACTCCAAGTACACCACGGGAGCGTAGGCTAACGGGAAACCAGTGCCCCCGCAAGGCTCGATTGAGAGTTCGATTCTCTCCGCTTCCACTCGACACGCAAGGTGAGCTAGTGTGGTCATTTCAGCGACAGACTGAAAATCTGTAGAACGTGGTTCGATTCCACGACCTTGCACCAAAAACCCAAAGAAGGCCCGTAGGATGAAGATCGACCTAATCAACGACGTTCACCTGGAGTTCGGGACGTACAGACCCTCGAACCCGAACGGCTCCAGGGTGCTGGTCATCAGCGGTGACGTGATCCCGATCGCCCGACTGAAGAACGACAAGAAGAAAGACGAGTACCGAAAGTTTTTCGAGAGGTGCTCCGACCTGTACGAGGAGGTCGTCTACGTCTACGGCAACCACGAGTTCTACGGGTCCGACATCCACCTGGCTCGTGAGGAGGCCAAAGAGCGACTGACCTACCTTAAGAACATCCGGATCCTGGATAACGAGGCCTTTCGTTTGGACGACGTCGTCTTCCTGGGAGGCACCATGTGGACCGACTGCAACCGGGAGGATCCCATGACCATGATGTCTCTCAGCCACTCGATGAACGACTTCAACCTGATCAAGAACCGGTTGAACGACTCGTACACGTACGGTCCCAAGGGGTTGTTTACCCCCACGGACAGCGTCAGAGAACACAAGGAGTTCAAGCTGTTCCTGAGCAGGGCCTTGTACGAGTACTGCGAAGAGAAATGCGTGGTGGTTACCCATCACTCACCGACCTGGATGAGCGTCCCGGACGACTACCGCTACGACCGAGAGATGAACGGCGGTTACGTCTCGGCTCTCGAGGAGTTCATCTCGTTCAGGCCCCAGATAAAGGTGTGGACATACGGCCACACGCACGAGCCGAAGAAGATGAGAATCGGTGACACCGTCCTGATGAACAACGCCAGGGGATACGTCGGGCACGAGAGGTACTCGGACGACGTAGAACCATACCTACCCCTAACGTTCGAGGTATGACCAGAAACAAGCCGCGGTAGCGCAATTGGAAGAGGCAACGGGTTCAAGCTCCGTCAAGTGTGAGTTCGAGTCTCACCCGCGGTACCAGCACCGATCCGGTAGCTCAGTGGTAGAGCGCCACGTCGACATCGTGGAGGTCGGGAGTTCAATGCTCTCTCGGATCACCAATCGTATAAATAAAATTTTAGACAACGGTTGAGGAAACCAAACTGATGCAAAGAATAAAGATCTGTTGCATCGTCATGTTCTCGATGATAGTAATGGCCTGCACCAACCCGAAGGACGCGGTTAACGCCCTGAACGAAGCGGGGTTCACAAACGTGCAGGTCGGTGGTTACGACTGGTTCGCCTGTAGCGACTACGACCTCTACAGCACGAACTTCAACGCCATAGACCCAGAGGGTCGTACGGTCTCCGGAACGGTGTGTTCAGGTTTCCTGAAGGGCACCGCCATCAAGTTCGATCGGAAGGTAAACTAGTCAGGGTACTGGAGCGACCTGCTAAGTTGTTTGTCCCTTAACCGGGATGTGGTTCGAGACCACTGCCTTCCGCCATCTTTTCTGGCTAAACTTAATTTTCTAATCGTGAAGATTTATGTATTTTATGGTCTAACCTATGTACAAGCTCCATGGATCGATGTACCATAGTACCATAGATAAACGTCACCGAGTAACCTCGAAATGATCCTCTACCGAGCGATGTGCGAGAAGGAGTTCCTGGATACGCTCAGGTACGGTGCGTTCTCCTGGAACTCCAGGTTCAAGTGGTTCGGCACTAGGGACTTCGTTGAGTCGAGGGTCATGGACGGTAAGTTCAACAACTGCCGGTTCGTATCCGGACGCTACGACCACCTGCTGGCGTTCGACTTCTCCGACGAGTCCATGGGACTCTTCGAGAAGTGCGGCAACCGTGAGTTCATGCTCGACCGCAGGAAGGCCCATCGAGTCAGGTTCTCCATCGTTCGGACCTGAGAACCATTGGTTCCTCCAGTGGTGAGGATTTACATATTTTATGGTTCGAACCGTTTACGTACTCACGGTCTTGATGTAGAATTACACCATGGGATCAATGAACCTACAGGAACCAAGATGACGACCAAGGCCCTGACCGACGACGAACAGGTCGAGATCTCCAGAGAGATCCTGACGATCATCCAGAAGCGTCTGGGGATACTGACGCTTCCTCCGATTCACGACGACCTGGACTTCCACGAGCTGTCGGTCTGGCAGCTTAAGGTGGCGCTGAACGAGGCGTACATGGCGGGTTTCAAGCACGGGGTCTCCAACGGGATCAGGAACCTTTTGGAAACCTCCAGAACCGGTGAACCTAGCTAGACGGAGAACGAGATGAACCAATTCAGGCACCAAGACAAGTGGCCGCACAAGGTTCCGGTCTACGGAATCTCTCGTCGACTCGAAGACGACGTGATCGAGATCGAGCTCATGGACTGGCGCGGCTTCGAGGAGCGGATGCTGCTCAAAGAGACCCCAGAGGGGTACTGGATCAGCGACCCGAAGGACGTCTCCTTCGAGCCCGTCCTCAGGAAGGACTACACCGAGGCCTGTATGTTCGTCGACGACTACGTCATGACCCATAAGGTCTGACCCGCTTCAGGGCTCACCGGCGACGATTGGACGACCCAATGGTGAGTATTTACATATTTTATGGTCCTGGCCGTTTACAAGCTCTGTGACTTGTTGTACCATAGCACCATCGAAACAGGAAACCAAACGGAGCCACCGATGATCGAGATCACCCACGACGCCCAGGCCAGAATCTCCGCCTACGGCAAGACCGAAGAACTTCCCTCCCAGATTGAGAACCGGATGAACGCCATGGCGGGTCGGGCGGTCGGTAAGCCCTTCGTCGTCAGGCTCGAGAAGAACCGCATCGTCGGCGGCACCATTACCCGCTGCGAACCTGCCAGGATCGGCACGGCCGGTCGGCTTTCGGCCAAGGGGATCTTCAACGTTTGGCTGGTCACCGGACTCAACCAGGTTGAGCGCGGACCCTTCCCGGTCGCCCGCATCCCAGGCTAAACCTACAGGAGATCCAAGATGAGCCGTCAACCCAAGATCACCCCCCGTGAAGTCATCCAGAACGTCCTTCTTGCGACCGGCTGGACTCCCGATCGCTGGGGCAACTTCACCAAGAACCTTCGCGGCAACAAGGTCCGCTGTAAGTTTCAGGACATCTCCATGCGGTACGAGATGAAGAACGAGAAGTACAACCAGTGGGTCAACGTCCGCAGCGACTACTACAAGAACATCCTCGTGGAAAACGGGACCGTCAGGGTCGCCGACGTAGTCCTACCTTGATCCGGTGGACCATTGGGTCGCGTAACGGTAAGGATTTACAAATTTTATGGTCCGAACCGTTTACAAGCTCGGTGACTTGATATACGATAGAACCATAGGAACGGTAAACCAACTCGGAGAAAAAAGATGTCCCGCATGACTTCAACTGAAACCAAGGCCGTCGCGACCAAGATTAAGGAGACCTGCGCCAGACTGGGCTGGCGGTACGACGTCCGCGACCGGATCTTTACCGTCACCAAGTCCTTCCAGCCGGGTGACCTCGACGAGTTCAGAAAGGCCGACTGCGAGTACTACTCCATCATCGGGTTGCTTCCCCGCACCCGTCCCGGATCGGACTGGGGAACCGACGGCGGTGGGGTCGGCGGGTACCACGCCCACAAGACCGGGTGCTTCGAGATGAACCGCTCGGGAGGGAACCTCAACGTCCTGAAGGAACTGGCCAAGCTGTAACGACCCGTCCGGAGAACCTAAATAAAATGTCCACCAATTCTAGTGATTGAACAGAGAATCAAAAATGAAACGTCAAGCTTTTCGTCTCAACAAGGGTTTATCTGCTGGTTCTATTGTTGAAATCGTTTCTTGTGAGGATCGTGGTAATTTCTGGTATATCACATACATTCCTGTTTATCGTATTGATAATGAATGGGTTGACGTCACTTGTGGATCCTTTGGATCTCAAAAGATCTACAAGGATCGTATCGAAGACAAACCCACTCGACTTCCAATCCTCGTTGAAGATGCTTGGCATCTTGGTGTAGGTGTTCGTGCTGGTTATACGTTCAAATAGAACATTTTTACGTAAAACACTGAGTTAGCTAACGTTGACTTTGGTCAGGGGTGACCGTACTGTACGGCCGAGAGCGCGGAGAATCGGACTGCCACCCAGTGGTCTTTCACTCGGAAGAAGAGTTTCAGAGAGACGGCATGATAGAGGACTTCAACTACCTGTTCAAGGACGGCGAGTGGCTGGTCTTCAACGCCCGTCAAAAACCGTACGAATGGAAACCGCTTGCGACCTGCAACCTTTGAAGGGTTATCATAGCGACATGTTCGAGTCACACCTACCCACTTTGAACGTAGTCAGGCATTCTCTCTTGGCCCTGATACGGATGGTTCCTAACGACGTCCCACCGGAAAAGGACGACGCGGTGATCCGGTACATCACCAACCTGGACGATGCCCTGAGGGAAGTCGATGAGGCCATCGAAACGCTTGAATCGTTGAACTGAAACGAATACCGCCCCTGTAGTTCAGTTTGGACAGAACCGTTGATTGCGATTCAACAGGTCGTAGGTTCAAATCCTACCAAGGATGTTTTTTAAATGGCTCACGGGACCGCTTGGTTGTGGTCACTGCACTGTCACTGCGGACATCAGGTCGGTTCGAATCCGATGTGGGCTGCCAAAAATACCCAGTCTCATGCTGTAATTCATGGGCGTATTTCTACAACGATAGGTAGGACGTTGTGCTTCAATGTAAGTAAAGCGGTCGAACCAACTATACCCAGAATACGTTGGCGTTAGGCTAACACGATTCGTAATATCCGGTTAGTGCTTAGCAAAGTGCTCGAGCTGCGAAGAGATTGGTAAACTTGAAGGGCTGCATCTTAAATTCTAAAACGCCGCGTTCGTTATGAGAGCATAAGTTCCCAACCCAAACAAGTATGCTTTTGTAACGACCCTCGTGAGTTCAATTCTTACGGCGGCGTACCCATTCTAAATTACCGGAGTCTATGGATGAAAGAAGCTCGTATCGTCAGTCTGGCTTTCATCGAGTCATACGAAGGTAACTGGTCCTTCAGATTAATCAGACCGAATCCAACCGGACGGTGGAAGATCGTCTTGATGGAACCAGAAAAATGAACGCACAGCGATTGAGAAACCTCACTACCGGTAAATTACACACCAGCGTTGAACACGTCTATCAAGACATCGAATATTTGACTGGAGAAGCTGGTATAATGACTCGCCACATATCAAACGCCACGCTGGCGCTTGAACCCTTTCTAAGAGAGAAGCTTTTAGATGAGCGGTTTTGGGATGAACGTTTTGACCCCACTCACGTTGGGGATGTGGCGATCGTTCCGATGACCGAAGACGAGAGTGAGGCTTTTTTTGAACGATTTCACGCGTTACCGTCATTGATTTAATTGAGAGTTGATCGAAATGACCGATCGTGAGTTATTAGAATTAGCCGCTAAGGCTATGGAATTAGAAAATCCTAGATGGGATGAAGAAAAATGTTGCATGGCTTACGGAAAAGGAGATAAAGTTTGTTATTTTTGGAACCCGTTGTCATACGATGAGGATGTGTTTCGTTTAGCGGTAAAATTAAGGATCGATGTGGATCACGTTCTTTTGGAAAATGGATCGTCATACGTTTTGGTGGAACAAAAAAATTATAATAAAACACACAACTCGGTACGTTGCACCGACAAAAACTTTAACGAGCAAGATAGATTAGAAATTACTCGTCGAGCCATCGTACGAGTAGCGGCAGAAATCGGAAAAAGACAAAACGACCTAATACATGAGAAGAACAAACAAAGATGTACGTAGACAAGATCAAGCAGATGGTGGTTACCACGAGAAACTGGTTAGGTTCATCGTACGATCGTGTGTACGTCCTGACCGAAAGCGGCAGGATCTACTTCAGGGTCGTCGACGAGAAATCAGACTGGACCGAGATCAGTACCGAGCAGGTCCTGAAGGGACGCGTCCACCCGCTGTACCGAGAGTTCAACGGCCCGCCGGAGGATTACAAGCCATAATCCTAAGGATTTATAAATTTTATGGTCCAAACCGTTTACAACCCATGTCGCTTGGTGTACCATAGCACCATCGGAAAGGTAAACCAAGAGACCAAGACATGAACTTCCAGCAACTAGTCAACGAAGCCATGAAGGAGTACGCGGTCCGGTTCTGCGGATGGGAGAACCCACACGGAAAGGTCGACGCGTACTCGGTGGTTTCGGGTCCCTCGGCCAAGGGCTACATGTACCGGATCGAGAGCAACCGAAACCTGTGGCGCGGTTCGTTCGATGGCTTGCACTTCGCCGGCACCAAGGCGGCGGTAGCCAACTGGGTCCTGGATCGAGTCGTGAACCAGCCGGATCACTGATCAACGGAGAATTCGTCATGCTGAACCTGATACTAATCGAACCAGACTCCGTCTCCTCAGCCGAAGCCCACGAGTTATGGAAAGCCGGTATCGACACGGACGACTGGGACTACATGGTCGTCATCAACGAGCGCGTCGAGGAAATCGAACCGGAGTTTCACCTGAAGGAAGCCGTCGATAACTACGACGGCTCCGTCAAGACCTACTGGTGGCCTGAGTCCTACGCACTCGACCGCATGCTGAACGGCTGCTACACCAATACTTGGTACAAGGTCAAAGTTCCTTTCTTAAACGAGGTCCGTTTCGTGGGGGTCGCCTACCATGGGTAACAGATTCATGATCGTCCTGTTCCTGTCCATATTCTCGGTAGTCTACGTCCTGGGTTTCGTCATCGGAGCCTTCGTTGGAAATTACTACGCGGAGAAACTGGCGATCCACGCCAACGTCGCCAGGTACAACCCGAAGGACAATAGCTTCGAGTTCATCCAGGACCGAGCCGAGCAGACCAACCAGAAATGAGGATCAATCGGATGCATGAATTTATCCTGAAGACGGTAACGATGTTCTTGCTTTCGGTCCCCATCGCCTACATGATCCTCGGGTTCACGGGTGCGCTATGATCGTCGTGAAGGAAACCACCAGGAACGCCCAGTACCCGCTTCACACGTACCTGCTGTCCGACGACCGGATGAAGTTACACGGGTTCAAGAGGAACGGTGATGAATGGATCAACTACGGGCACCCGCTCATGTTCAACCCCAAGGGTAGGACCTTCCTCATCCTGAAGAAACACCAATAGCCAACGAGGTACTAAACGCATGTCATACACAATCGAACTGGAGTACGAGCAGGTCGAGAGCATCATAACGAGAGAGCTCAAGACCGCAATCGAGCTCTGCATGATGAACCTGACGGATCCCGACCCAAACGAGAATGACCTTGAGGAGGACCACGAACTGCTGCCGCACCTCTTAAAGGTACTGGAGTACTTCTCGTCGCGACTCGACTTCGAGAACTACGTCAAGGAGGTCGAGATCCGGTTCTCTTCCCCCAACGCGCTGGAGAAATTCCTTCACTAAGATGCAATTCAGAAAGTTCACCTCGATAGAGAACTCCTACCGCGAGAAGTTCGTGCGGGAAGTCGTCGAGCAGGGATACTCGTCCAGCGGCTGGGTGGTCTCTGAGAAGATCCACGGCGCGAACCTGTCCTTCTGGGTGACCAACGACGGGGTGAGGATCGCCGCCAGGAACCAGTTCGTCGACGAGACCTTCTACGACTGCGGCGAGGTCGTCAGGCGGTACGAGCAAGGACTACTCGAGATGAAGAGAAAGGAGTTCGGTGACCTGGAGTTCGTCGTGGTCTACGGTGAACTCTACGGCCCTGGGATCCAGAAGGGTATCTTCTACGGGAAACGAAAGGACTTCGCCGCGTTCGAGCTGGCCGTACTCGGGGATCCAGACCTGACCTACACGGTCACCGCCGCGAAGAGAGTCCTGAACGAATACGGTATCCCGTTCGTACCGATCCTCCACGTCTGTGACTCGTTAGAGGAGGCCCTGAGGTACCCGAACGACCAGCAATCCGTAGTGGCTTTAACCCTGAACGGGTGCGATCCATCCGAGGTCCCAGAGGACAACGTGTACGAGGGTGTGGTGATCGTCACCGAATCGGCTCAGTTCCTCACCGACGGTAGTCGAGTCATCCTCAAGAACAAGAACGAGAAATGGCTGGAGAAGTCCAAGCAGCCTAAGCCCGAGAGGGTCAAGACCGAGATCAACACCCACGGAGCCGAGGACTACGTCAACGCGAACAGGCTGGGGTCCGTCGTCTCCAAGATGGGTGAAGTCACCCCGTGCAGGTTCGGTGAGGTCCTGAAGGCGATGAGCGAGGACGTCCTGGAGGACATGATCAAGGACGGAGTCATCCCGGAGAACTGGAGGAAGGACGACGGGTACAGGTCATTCGGGAAGGCGCTGAGCTCGACGGTGGCCTCGTTCCTGAAGACGGAGCTGTTCAGGATGGTCTGACGTGAGTCTGGGTCGTGACAAGAGACCGAGGTTCAAGGCCACGGTCTTCGACAAGAGGAGACGGATCCTTTCGGTAGGGTACAACAGCTACGACAAGACCAGTCCGGTTCAGGCCAGGCTGGCCAAGAAGCTGCACCAGCCCGAAAGGATCTTCCTTCACGCCGAGATAGCGGCACTGATCAGGGTCCGTCACGGAAACCCGTACAAGATCCTGATCGAGAGGTACGACGACGAAGGAAGACCGATGCTCGCGGCTCCGTGTCCGATCTGCACGCTGGCCATCCGTGGGGCCGGGATCGAGAAGGTCGAGTACACCATGGGATGAAGGTACTCTACTACAAATGAGACTTTCTTTTATTTTTAGAAAATTCAAAGAAAATTAACATATCATGTATGCAGCGGTCCAGATATTTGAAATAAAGGAAGTTTCACTATTTAGATAGAGAATCGTAAGTATTTAAACTTTTTATGGTATCGGACGAAAAAAGCCGTTTACAAGCTCGTCAAGATGGAGTACGATAGAACCATCGGAACAGGCATCGAAACCCACCGGAGCTCAAAAGATGGAAACCATCGTCCCCTTCGACACCATCGAGTACGCCGTCATCGAGAACGTCAACAAGGCCCGCCAGCGGATGCTGGACCTGGTCACGGAGGACATGAAGGAGCCCACCTGGGACGGTGAGCGCTACCACGCCCCCTGCGACAACTACCTATTCGACGGCCGGTCCTACGCCGGCGGTCAGTACCTCCACGACCCGGACGTCAACGGGTCATCCACCGCCAGGGCCAAGGTCATGGTGGACTCCTCGGTCGTCGATCGGATGATCGAGCTCATGAAGAACAACGGTGCCCGCGCCTCCGCCGGCAAGACCTGGACCATCGGTTCATCCTCCCGCTGTTACCTCTACGTCGACGGTCCCGGCCGCGTCGTGAATGTCCTGACCAGACTGGTTCCCTCCGGTGGAAAGACCCTGGTCATGGCCAAGGCCGGAGTTGAGACCGGTCGGACCTGGGTGACCACCCTCGGCAAGCTGAAGAGCAAGATCTGCCCCTACACCATGGAACCCTACGAGTCCGTGGAGGATGCCCTGCTCAGCCTGCTCTACGGGTGGATGTGCTTGGATAAGAAGAAGACGGTCTCGGTTGAGGTCGGCTACCAGTACCGGAACTACCTGATCGGTTAAGGATCACGAGCCAAGGACGGCCGAAACCCAATGGTGAGTATTTACAAATTTTATTGTACTTCCGGCCTGGTCTAGGTTACCATAGCACCATCGGAACAAAAACCCAACTGGAGACCGTCATGACCGATCCCGCTTTCACCGAAACCAATCCCACTTTCGCCGAAATCGTCGGCAAGGCCTTGACCGAGTTCGCACGTCGGCTTCAAAACGACGAGGGTTCCTGCACCGGTGACGGATCCTATGACATCGGCAGGTGCTACGGAAGCCAGAGCGCAGGCTACAACCTAGAGAAGTTGTTGAGGTCTTTAGGTTTGTGGCAAGAAGCCTGAAATTTTAGTTTTGGAGACCCAGAGATGTTCTACACCTTCGTTCAGAATAACTCAGGCGGTAAGTACCACCGTGACGACGAGGTCACGATGTATGTGATCTTGGAGGCCGATTCCGCACGCGATGCCAACCACCTGGCCTGCTCGCACGGGATCTACTTCTTTGGGACATCCACCGGCAAGGACTGCTCGTGCTGTGGAGATCGTTGGGAGCAGGTCTTGGAAGAAGACGGCAACGAAGCCCCGTTGGTTTACGGGCAGGACCCTAAGGATCTGGCTGAACTCTATCACGACGGCGGCGTCTACGCTCGGGTCTTCTTCAAGAACGGGCACGTCCAGGAACACAGGGTGTGCGTCAAGAACACCAAGCCCAAGAAGAGCGGGTGGTTTACGGCCAATTTCTGAGGAGGTACGAGGCGGCTGCCCTTTAAGAACCCAACGGTGAGTATTTACAAATTTTATTGTACTTCCAGCCTAGTCTAGGTTACCATAGCACCATCGGATCAGGAACAGCGGAGACCGTCATGACCACCAAGCAGAACTGGTTCAATACCCTCAACGAGGCCCTCAACTCCGAGGATTTGCTCGAGGCCTGGGAAACCTGGTTCTCTCCCATCGGCTACGGGGAGACCTTCTCCTGGACCTGGGAAGACGGTAGCCAGTACGGGCGTCACGTCTCGATCTACAGGGACGACTCCGGACGCTACGAGCGACCGGTACACTATCGGCGCTGATCGCAACCTAGGAGTAAAAGATCCATGACCGACACCGTACGCCGTAAAAACCTGAGGCATCCCTTCGAGGGAATCAGGGACTTCATCCTTCCCAAGGACCTGGTGAAAGGTAGGTCCGACGCTGAGGTCGTTAAGATGACGAACGCCATCTACTACTCCGATCGCTGGGAAGGCTACTCCTGCCCCAAGTTCCACCGTCGTCGGGTTAACCGCGCCGAAAGGCGGGTGATCAAGAACGAGATCCGGCTCGCCATAACCAACGACTCCTTCGACGGTTTCGTCAACGTTCACCTCCACGTTCCCTACTGGGACTAGGTTCAAGATGAAGACTCAGGGTCAAACCATCGTTCTTGAAGACGCCAAAAACATCTCTGTCGCTGGTTTCGCGACGGTCACCTACACCGACTTCTCGGGAACTAGGATCCAGATCCCCATGAAGCTCTTGGTCCATCTCTACGAGGCCGCAAGGTACGATCATGAGCGTAGGGGAACCGATTGGCGAAAATTTTGTGACTCTTTATTCGAGAACCAGTAAACTATTGAGGTCTCTATCATGAACGGCAATTCTCGCGACGTCGTCGTCAATACCCTGAACCGACTCTCCGCGTCCGGTTTCAGGAACAAGTTTCACGTCACCGTTCAGGACGAGGTGAGAGCCGCTCTTGAGGAGTACGACTCCACTCTGGCCTACAAGTTCTACACCCACCTGAACACGGGTAGGTTCACCAAGCTCGTCAACGAGGTGTTTGACGGTGACCGATCCGTGCTGGATCTCTACAACCGAGTCGAGAACGAAGCCAACGGACCAGGCTCATTCCAGATGCCTTCCTGGGGAATCCACGGGACCTAGCTCGCCCATTCACCCTCAGGTCATTAAGCCCCTTTCAACAGGGGCTTTTTATTGATCCATATATCGATATTTTGTTTTATAAATAACAGGAGTAGTGCTTTTCGACGCATTTAAAAGGAACCCATAAAAAGATGAGATCGTTTAAAGAATTTCTTTCGGAGGGTGGAAACGTCATGATCGGTGACGTAGCCGCGGAGAGGATAGACCTCAAGAGGCTGTCGAGGACGGACGTGGTTAACTCCCTGAGGGTCGGCCTACATGCCATCAACGAAGCCTTCCTGAAATACGCAGGGTTTCCCCTTTGGTCCTCGGACCTATTCGCCTCGGGTGACTTCCTGTCCGGATCGGCCAAGTGGTTCTTCGACCTGTCTTCGGTGAGCGACGAGGACTTCGTCAAGAAGAAGTCGTCGGTTGGTGACGTGGACCTGCAGGTCGACGGAGCCGCCATGAGCATCATAGACGGGTTCCTAGGCTCGATCAGCGCCGGGACCAAGGTCGGTAACCTCAAGTTCGTTGGGTTCAAGTACGCGGTCGACCAGTTCATCTCGTTATGGGAGACCGACTTCGGACAGAACGTACAGATCGACTTCGAGCTGGTCGAGTACGTAGGGGGTAAACCCACGCCTTGGTCGACGTTCTCACACTCGTCGGCCTGGGAGGACCTGGAGCAGGGCATCAAGGGAGTGGCCAGCAAGTACCTGATGCGGGCCTTAACCGCCAGGAACTCCAAGGACCTGATCCTGCTGAAGGGAAAGAAGCAGGTACCCACCAAGGTCCACTCAACCGAGTACGTGGCCTCACTGAAGGGCATCAGGAACCGTCTGCAGCCCGTGATGGACGGGGACACCCATAGACACATTGACGGCCTACCGGTCTACACTGAGGTCCCTTCCGTTGGAGCCAAGTACTTCACCGACATGGACGTGTTCTTCAACATCCTGTTCGACACCAACCCGACGGACCAGGACCTGAAGGACGTCAACTCGTTCGTCGGCATGATCGAGATCACCAAGAAGTACGTGAAGGACCGGGGGGAGCAGAAAAGGATACTGGACAGGTTCATCGAGATACTGTTCGGCAAGGGAGCCCAGGGACTCTACAGGGGACGGGTCGGCAGGCTCCAGGACTTCAGGGAGAAGAGCGTCATCCTCAGGTACATCTGTAGGGAACTGGGCTTCAACTGGAACCAGTACCTACCCATGATCAAGTCTTACTACAGGGCCTATAAGTAAAACCATGATATCGTTCAAGCAATTCTTACTGGAGCAGGAAGAGCAGGCTTCGGTGGCGACCATGAAGCGCCAGGGACTCATGCACCTGATGGACATGAAACCGGACGCGTTCCTGTCCTGGCTGGATTCGGTCAAGAGCGAAGCGTCGGGGATACTTAGTAAGCAGAACGTCAGAGCCGCGCTCAAAATAGACGGAATGGGTTTCAGGTTCGGAAAGTCTAAGGCCGGTAACGTGTTCATAGAGGGATCCAGGACCGGACCCCAGTTCGCTTCCGGAGCCTTCTCGGCCTACGCCAGGTCAAAGAGCACCGACGAGGTCGTCATCCAGAGAGCAACCCAGTACGACGACATCCTGGAGCACTTCAAGAATAACAAGAAGCTGATGGACCTGTTGCCGAACAACGCCAAGGTCTACTGCGAGCTGTTCTACGTCCCGATGGCTCAGGTGAACGACGACACCGGCGTCCAGTTCGTGACCATCAGGTACGACCGCGCCAAGATCGGTTCCCTGATGACCGTCTCGATCTACGACGTGCTTGACGCCGAGACCAACCAGAAGCATCCGGACGCGGAGAACATCAAGCAGACTCTCATCCAGAAGGGATCTACCAAGGAGGTCAAGGTCGTCTCGGCGGACCTCGACTTCATCGGGGAGATCGACATCGGGGCCGAGATCGACCTGGTCGACTCACTGATCAAAAACAAGACTCAGGTCATGGCCACAGTTTCCTCCAGGAAGAAGGAGGACGCCGTCACCAAGCAGAACGTGCTCCAGCTGATCAACCAGGCCAAGAGAAGGCTGTCGGATAAAATCCTGTTCAATTCGGCCATCTGCGGGCAGGACATGTTCTGTGACGTGGACAAGGGCGAGGGTCTGGTCCTCCATCTACCCAAGGGCTTGCCGTCCATAAAGATAACCTCGAGCCAGTTCCAGCAGGCCCACCACGGTAGCGTGAGGTAAAGAAGATGAAAACGTTCAGGCAGTTCATCCTGGAGTCTCCAGAGAAACAGAAAATTTCTATTTTTCCTGGCAGGTTTCAGCCCTTCCATAACGGGCATAAAAAAATAATCGAGATGATGAGGTACGAACCGGTGGTGCTTCTGGTTAAGGGTGAGGGTACTTCAGGGAACAAGGAAAAGAACCCTTTCGACGAGAAGTACCAGGAGTACATGATAAGGAAGGTGTTCCCAGGGATCGAGATCACGGTCATCAGAAACGTGAACCTGAGTCCCATACGGTACCATCTGGAAAAGTCGGGTGAACGGGAGGTCGGTGAAATTTTAGCCGGACCGGATCGGATCCCATCCTACAGGAGCCAGCTCAAGGACTTCGTCGACAGGATACGGTTCACAGAAACCCCCAGAGTGACCTCAGCGACCGCCGTACGTGAGACCATAAGGACCAACAACGAGGCCGAGTTCAAGAGACTCATGCCCCATCAGCTATGGAATGAGTGGGACAAGATGGTAGAGATAATGAAGTCGGCGTGAAAACCCGTTTTTTGAGCTTCGGATCAAAAGACTGGGTGGGTGATTTATGATAATTGCTTGCGTTTTTAAGGAGTCTAGAACCTTTTCCGTCGATTACGTGAGGGTGTTCTCCAACGTCCTCCACGCGTACCATCCGGAATACGACCAAGTCTGCCTGACGGATTACGAGAGGAACGACCTGCCCAAGCGGATGGAAAGGATCCCTTTCTCTCGCGATTTCGTCGACCATGGAGAATGGTTCGGAAAGCTGGAGCTGTTTAGACCCGACGTACGAGAGGACCTGTTCTATTCTGATCTGGATAACGTGATAACGTCTCCCCTGAGCAACTTCTTCGAGTACCACCTGGCCAACCCGCAGGTTCCATTCATGATCGACGACGTGGATCCCAACGTGAAGCGCCTCCAGTCGGCGGTTATGTACGTACCGCACGGTCAGAAGGATCACGTGTGGCGCAGGTTACGGGATCACGGAAGACTCATCTCAGAAGCCGGCGCGTTTGGAGACGCCAAGGTCATCAGGGAAAGCCCAGGGTGGACACCCAGGACCTATCAGGGTACCTTCCACAGAAACTGCGTGGTGTCGTACAGGCACGGCTGGCTCAAGTCGGTTAGGGAGGGGGTCCAGGTGGTCTGTCAGCACGGAAAAACCGAGAAACCCCTGGAGTCCAGGTTCGCGAACGACGAACTCATTAGGAACCACTTCCTGAGGTGGAGGTAAGATCCCCGTGTTGGCCGATAACCCGCTGGGTAAGATATTCGACGGCAAGGACGTGGTGGTTATTGGCAACTCGAAAGGACTGATGTCGTCGTCTTACGGCAAGGAAATAGACTCCTTGGATGTGGTGTGTCGGATGAACAGGGCCTTCAACGTCGTGCCGCCACGCTCCAACGAGTACTCTAGAGGGATAGGTACCAGGATGGACGTCCTGTTCGTTAACCTGGTCAGGACCTCCCGCTTTAAGGGGACCGGAACCACAGTCATCCAGACGTCTCCCTGCGACCACGACGACCCAAAGGTCGCTTCCAGAGCCGCGTTCATCCCGACTAAAGAGATGTTTCGTGGACTGTTTGACGAGTTCCAGGGGGTTAAACCGACGACGGGGATAAGGGTCCTGTTCCTCCTTAAGAATCACTGTCAGCCTAAGTCGGTGCACGCGTACGGGTTTGACTGGAAGACTAAACACCCGTCCTTCTACGGTACGTCGGACGACTGGACCTGTGTTGATCACGACTTCAAGAAGGAAATGGAGTACTGCATGAACAACTTCTTTAACGACGAAACCTTTATCCTACATGAATGAATTAAAGAGACTGATCTATCAGGTAAGCATCTCTAAAAAACCTTCGGTCCTGTACGAATTCTGCTTGGACTCCGTATCGAGGTACTGTAAAAGGCATGGCATAGAGCACGTCGTTCAAACCGAACCCATCCTTAAGATCAAACCGGACCCAAAGTCATCTGGTCGCTCAAGTGAATCCTACGAGAAACACGGAGGGTTCTTACCTATCTACGAAAAGCAAAACGCGTTTGACTTACTGCACGAATACGATCAGGTCGCGATCATAGACGCCGACATCTACGTGCGGGAAAGCGCCCCGAACGTATTCGACGAGTTGGGTTCGGAATACGACTTCGGTGGGGTCATCGAGAGAGAGATGCCGCTCACCGATCTTTACAAGAAAAAGATCCTAAGGTACTCTCAGGGACAGTACGAACAATTTACCGACGTAGACTGGAAGTGGGATCCTAGACTTGGCGCTGAATTCTTCAACATGGGTGTCATGGTCCTAAATAACTCTTTCAAACGATACCTTAACGGACAGACAGCCAGAGAGTTCCTGGGCAGAAAGGAGTTCAAGAAATTTGTTGACGGGATAGGGCAACTTAAGTGGTCAACCGATCAAAGCCTTCTTAACTACTTTATCCGTAAGGAAAAGATGCGGATGAAGAACCTAGATTGGAGATGGAACGCCCTATATAACGGCATAGAAGCTCATAAAGTACGTGACGCGCACCTGGTGCACTTCTTTTTGCGGGAACATCTACCAGCCAAAGGAGAAGACTTAAACCTACTTAAGAAGGTAATTCAACTAAACCCATGAAGACGCTGGTGTACCAGTACTTCGATAGGGAACTTCCGGTATGGGCCAAGATCTCTAAAGAAAGGTTCGAGGCGTACGCCAGAATGCACGGAGCTGACTACGAGTTCAAGAACGCGCTGAACTATACGGGTAACCCTTACTTCGAGCACCTGGAACTCGTTTACGACCAAAGGTTCCTGGATTACGACAGGATCCTGTACGTCGACATGGACGTCATTCCAGAAAATTTAGAGACAAACATCTTTGAGCGACCAGTAAACGATGTCGGATTGATCGCGGAAAAACTGTACGACGGTATGTCGGAAATTCCATTTTTTGTGACAAAATTCGCCCAGTCCAACTACAAGAAGTGTCTAAGAAAATTCGGGCTTCCAGAATACAAAACGTCGAGCGGGTCTGAAGTCATCTTCAATTCAGGCGTGATATTATGGACCAGAAATGGATTGATTAAGGCCAGAAAACACTTCATGGATTGGAAGGTATGGTTCGACGGTATACGGGATCATAACCTGAAGCTGGATCAGCCGTTCATAAATTCGCAACTCACGAAATTCGACGTTACCGAATTACCCCTCATTTGGAACTGTTACCCAAGGACCCGTTGGGAACCGGGACGCTTTCCTGAGGAAGCAATTTTCGTTCATTATACCGGAATGAAGAAACTGGCGATAGAAGAAATATATAAATAAATTATATTTGAAGGAGGAACATCCAGATGAGTGAATTGGCTACAATTTTTTACATGAAGCGCTGCGACAGGGGTTCAAATAAGCACTTCTACCATACGGTGTACGAGAAGGAACTGGAGAACTTCAGGAACTCGTCAAGCTTCAAGCTACTGGAGGTGGGTGTCTTAGAGGGAGCCGGGATCGCGTCCTGGTTGGAGTACTTCCCGAACGCCAGAAAGATCGTTGGACTAGACCTGTTCGATCGGGTCAGTCAGGAAGACGTCGCCGTGCTCAGTAACCCGAAGGTTCAATCGATCAAGGCCGACTCGACCAAGGTGGTACTTTCCGAACACCTGTCACCGGTTACGGAAAAGTTCGACGTGATCATAGACGACGGAATGCACTCTCCTAGAGCGAATCGAGAGACTTTCGTTAACCTGATCCCGTACCTGAAGAAGACAGGTACGTACTTCATCGAGGACGTGTGGCCACTGGACGTCATGACGAAAAAAGAACTTAATCACCGTTGGATCAGGACCCATCAGGATCGGTTCAACGACGTGGAGTACTCCGAGTTTCTGGACGCGCTGAAGAACTACGACGTACAGAGATTCGACCTAAGAAGAATTTCAGGTCACCCGGATTCGTACATCTTCAAGGTAAAGCACAAGAAATCGGCACCAAATGAAAGCCCTCGCAATAACGATCAAGAACAGTCAGTCATCCCAGAAAGCGTTCCAGAACCTACTGGAATCCAGCAAGAAAGTCAAGAATGATTTCGACATCGAACCGTTTGACGCGTGCGTACCGGAAGACAACGACGAATTACTGAAAGAAAACGGTATAGAATGGAGTTTTCCCTGGGACGAACCCCAGCTCGACAGAAATGTCGGACTATGGAAGATCCCGTACTCAACCAGAAACCCGCAGGCCAAGGTGGCCTGCGCCCTCTCACATTTCACCCTCTGGAAGAAGTGCGCCGAACTGGATGAACCGATTCTGATACTGGAGCACGACGCTCTATTCGTTAAGAAATTCGATCCGGCACTGATCCTAAGCGACGACTCGTTCAGCATAGTGGGAATCAATTCTCCAGTGGGAGCGACAAGACTGGCCAAGTCCTTCGAGAGGAAGGTGTCGATGGACCACAGGCAGATCCAGCCGGTCCCAAGGATAGACGGACCCGATATACCTCAGGGACTGGCTGGAGGGAGCGCGTACCTGATGAAACCTAAGGGAGCCAACCTGGCCGTCAGGCTGGTGCGGCACTTCGGGCTTTGGCACAACGACGCCATCCTGTGCTACCAACTCATAGGGCATAGCCTAGGAGTAACCAAGAAGTGGTACACGGTGGTGGACACGGGGGTTCCAAGTACCACGAGATGAACGTAAACTCACTTAAGTGTTTCGTAATAACCATAGAGTCCCTGCCGGAGTCGGTGGAGTACTCGAAGAGGTGTATAGAATCGGCGAAAACCTTCGGGTTCTCCAACATCCGACCCTGGACCGCGATAACGCCACTAGACGACATCGAGTTCCTCTTTGATCTGTACGGCGTTCCGATCGATAGGTTCCTAGAGATAAATACTCAGTGCAAAAGACCCAGGAACGCCATGGGGTGTTTCATGTCGCACTATTCCCTATGGCTGCACTGTATCGAGTTACTGGAGCCGATACTCATTCTAGAGCACGACGCGGTGTTCACCGGTTCATTCGAGTGGAATAGAGTTCCCAACCTACCCGACGCAGCCCTGATGTCGATAGGGCGACCCTCGTATGGAAATTTCAAGCTTTCAAGTAAACACGGCGTGAACAAACTGTTTTCTAAAAAGTACCTCCCTGGAGCGCACGCGTACGTCGTTAAACCCGCCGCCGCGTACGACCTGGTATCGTTCGCGAAGGTACAACCGAAACCAGTGGACGTGTTCATTGAGTCAAAAACTTTTCCGTGGATATACGAGTACTACCCTTGGATAGTTGAGGCCAGAGACGACTTCACCACGATACAGAGCGTGGAGTTCGGTTGTACCGCTAAGCACTCGTACGTTAAGAATCCTAGTAAGTACAGAATAATCGAGATCAAAGAATAGATAATGCGGATTCCAGAATCCTTAGTGAATTACCGCAAGGACGGCTGTACCGTAGTCTGCATCGCTTCCGGCCCCTCACTGACTCAGGAGCAGATCGACGTCGTGGGGAAGCACAAGAGGACCAGAGATGACCTGCTCGTCATCGGGGTCAACAACAACTGGGAGCATAGATCGGAAGGAGCGTTCGTGTGTGACTACATGTACGCGGCCGACGAGGCCTTCTGGAACGTATGGTTGAAACGGATTAACGAGGCCGGATTCGACCGACCAAAGTTCATCCCGATCAAGCACGAATACGCGCATAGACACAGGCTGATAGTACTACCCTGTTCTCATAAAGAAGGACTGGGTTCTCAGGAAAGCCTTCACTGCGGACAGAACTCGGGATACCAGGCGATCAACCTGGCGTACTTCCTGGGAGCAAAGAAGATCGCACTGATAGGGTACGACATGAAGGTCGGACCCAACGGGAAGGTTCACTACTTCGGTGACCACGAGAAAGGACTCAGGAACACACCCAGCCGTTACGAGTTTTGGATCAGGCACTTCGGTCCGTTGGCCAAGGACCTAAAGGAGAGAGGTGTCGACGCAGTAAACTGTACCCTGAGTACGGCGATACCATACTTCAGGAAGGGCGACCTGGACGAGGAGCTGTCCACACCCTAGTTGTTCATCGACACCGTCGACTTGATGCCCTGGAAGGTGTTACCCTTGACGGCGTTGATCGTGGTCGACGGTGAGTTGATCATCACGTTGGATGACGAGCTCATCGAGCTGGACGACATCATGGAAGGCGTGACCGCGGATCCGACGTCAGTCATGGTCTGCATGGCCATGGAGTCCACCGTGTTCTGGATCATCGCCGAGTTGTTCTCCAGTATCTTGGTGGTGTCCTGCTGTAGACCTCCTTCGGGAACCGGCGTCCTGATTTCTGGTCCGGGTGCAGGTTGAGGCGCGTTGATGTCCACCGGAGTCGAGAGCATCGATTGGGTCTTAGCCCTAAGGTCCTCCGGTTTGGATCCTACCGGACCCCAGATCGGGTTACCGTCGCTACCGTACGCCAACAGTTCCTGTTCGGACCCGTCCGGCATCACCTTGACCTGACCGACCGACCTGCTTCCACCCTTCGCGTCAAAATCAGCCGCTTCTTGAGCCGTGATCTTGGTTCCGGTAGGAGTTCCTGTCGACGCGGGACCCTTCAGTGCCTCGATCTGTTTGTCGAAATCCTTGGTGACCTGACCGACCGACCTGCTTCCACCCTTCGTGTCGAAATCGATAGCTTCTTGAGCCGTGACCTTGGCTCCGGTAGGAGCTCCAGTCGACGCTGGACCCTTCAGCGCCTCGATCTGTTTGTCGAAATCCTTGGTGACCTGACCGATCTGGGACTCGCTGGCGTTCACTGCTTTCAGCTGGTTGACCACGGTCTCCTTTTGTTTCTCTAGGTCGGCGATCTTCTTTTGGTCGTCCATCTCGGAGTACTTGGTTTCAGCTTCAGTTTTCGTTTGTTCCTTCTTGGCCTTGGCTTCCTCATCGAGCTTCTTGTCCTGCTCCAACCTGGCGTCGAGGGCTTTCTGTATCTTGGACTTGTCCTCCTCGTTGAAGTCGTCGAACGAAATCAGAGCCCTTAGCTCGTTCGCTGACAGGGTCTTCAGCTGAGCCTCATCCACCTTGGAATCACCGAACCAGTTATGGACCAGTACCTTTCGTTTCTTTAGGGAGTCTATGGCCTCTTCGTTTCTCTTGTCCTCGGACGCCTTGAGCCTCTTTTCTTCGGCCTCCTTCTGTGACGGGGTCAACGCGGTGATCAACGAACCGACTCCAGCGACACCCGCACCTATTCCGCCACCGACGAGGGCTCCCATCGGTCCGAACACGCTTCCACCGATCATGGCTCCGGAGGCTGCTCCCTGAAGAGTGGTGCCGAGATAGTCCGTCGCGGTGTCTTCACCCTTCATTCGTTTCTGGTAGTTATCGGACATCCCACCCAGCGCGGACGCACCCATCACGACACCACCCAACCCGAGGGCTCCGCGCATCATGAGTCCGTTGGCTCCGAGCTTTCCGAGTCCGATCGCCTCTAGGGCTTGATCGATCAATCCTCCACCGCCTCCACCGCCGGCGGCAGCTAACAGACCCCCGGTTTTCTGTTTCACACCGAGCCCACCGATCTTTTCGGATATCGATGCCAGGATGCTGTTCTGAGCGTCGGCTCGCTGATCCGTAAGCAGAGCGGTTTCCGAGGCGATCTCGTTTTGACGAGCGACGTTGGAATCGGACTTAGTTACCATCTGATCCAGCTTCTCGTGTATCTCGATCACGTTCTCTAGGATCTTGAATTCCAACTCGCCGATCAGCACCTCGCGTATGGCCTGCTCGATCGCCTCAAGGATCGAGTTGGTGGTAGCCAGGTCCCCTTCGAGTCTCTCGAAAGGGTATCCCTTGTCTTTCTTTCCGAACAGGAACGAGGTCAGGTTCCCGACCATCCTGAACGGAGCCGCTATGATGTCACCCACCCCCTGGAAGACGTTGGTGACGTCGTTCTTAAGTTTCTGGATCGATGCCTGAATCGGCGCCATGAACGCGTCGATCGGAGCCATCAGGAAGTCGACGATGTTCTGTGGGTTTAACGCGTCCCCTATCCGGTTGATGGAGGACGTGATGGATTCACCGAAGCCGCTGAAGACCTCCTTGGTCTGGAGGTAGGTCTGTGTGATCGCCTGGATCAGACCCGTGCTGCCGACCCGAGCGATGCCTGACAGGCTCTTCGTGAGCTTGCTGGCGAAGCCATCGAACAGCCCCTTGAGCGAACCGGCCAGGTCGAAGTCACCGCCGAACCTGACCAACCCCAACGAGATGCCGTTCTCGACGATGCCGTCCAGCCTGTCGATGATGGAGTCCAGCCTGCCGATCACCAGCTCGTTGCCGACACCGATGTCGGAGTTCAGTACCTTCAGGTTCTCGATGACCGAATCCAGCCCAGATCCACTGGGTTGAACGTCGGCGAATTGGGCGTCCTCCTCGAAGAAAGGCGTCAACGAGTTCCGAGGGAGTGCTGGTGCGGCGGTGGTTGGCATTTCTGGTCTTTACGTCGGTTGATTGCGGTGTTTTATCGCCTGTGGTATCTCGAAAGCTCGTTCTTTCTCATCTCGTTCCGTTTCTCTACGTGCTTGGTCAGTAACGCTATGTAGATCTCCCTCTCCCACGGTATCATCCCCTCCAACTCCGACAACGAGTACTTGTACTCCTCCAGCAGGATGAAGTTCACGTTGAAGTAGTTGATCAGGTTGTCGTGAGAAAGGGCTATAAGAAAAAATTCTTGATCCCCTTGATCTCCTGAGAGTTCACCCCGCCGCAGTGAAAGCACTTGAAGTCGACGTTCAGCGATAGGTAGGGTGAGTTCTCGAAGAAGTTCTCGATCTTTCCGACCTGCTCTATCGTCAGGGTGTCCAGGAAGGCGGAGAGCTCCTCGTAGGAGGAGTCCTGAGCCATGTACGTCTTCTTTTCGTCGAAGATCGACTCTATGGAGGCTATGACGGTGTCGTAGATGAGCTGCGCCTGGGGTGACTGGTTATCCTTCCTTCGTGAGGCCGAGTTGTTCGAGACGTCGATCACGTCTCGCATCGTTGGGTACCTGAAGGTGATGCCGATCTTGTCGGTCAGCTTGATCGTCGAACCGGAACTTTTGAACCGCTTCAGTGTCACGTCAGGGAGGTTCACCGAGACCTTGTTGAAGGTCTGGCAGTGTGAACACTTGACCTCGATGTCCGACCTCTCGCCGACCGACTTGGCGCTGATCTGAAGGAACACGGACTCCGCGTCGAACGAAGGGATCTCGTCGACGTTGACGGCGCCCCTGGTGCAGGCCGACACAATGTCCCTGAAGGCGGTGTAGATCTGTTCGAGGTTTCCGGTCTCCAGCGCGAACAGTAGGACCTTCTGTTCCTTCACCAGGAACGGTCTGAACTCGAAGGTCTTCTTCGAGGACGGGACGCGCCCGACGAAGGTGGGAGTTTCAACTAACGGTAATGACATGAGTAGTCCTCATAAAGATCAATTATTACATCGGTGTGCGTTTATCGTACGCCACGGTTACCGTGAACGTCTGAAGTTCATTCTTCGCAGTATTAGAAAAATCCACTTTACTGACCTCTATAGGAAAGACGTTCCAAAGCTTCATCCCTGAGGTTCTTTCGTTATTTGTCGTCAGCTGGTAAATCCGCCAATCGGCCACTATTTCTTTCTTGTACTTCAAGGCGTGAGTGGCAGAGTCCACTATCAAGTTCATCCAGTCGTCAAAGGCCTCCTTCGCCTTATAGTTTCCATCCAATAGGAAACCAAATTCGGCTTCTTCAACCGAAAACGTATAGGGAACCTTAACAGACTGTCTCAATTCGGTTCTATCGGCAGTAGAAATCCTCAAACCAGGCATGACGGCAGATTCACAGATAAGGTTTAGATCAGAACCACCGATGTCCGAAGTCACTCCTCCAGGAAATGACACTATCACCTCGTACCTGTTCTTACGTGATAGTCCGTCCTGCTTATTCAGGTACCCAAGTAACGCGTCCGGTGAGAAATTCATCTTGTCCTACCGTTAGATCTGACTTCTTGACCACTTGTAAACCGTGGCCTCCCCCGCGTTCTGCCACTCGGCGCTCCTTATGAAGAGAGTCCGGAACCATTCGCTCGGAGGAACCTTGATGACCCTGGACTGGATGTGCGGGATCAGGTACCGCTTGATGCAGGGTTTAAAATATTTATACTTGGCTGAGGCCTTAAGCAGGTTGTAGGTGATGACCATCCTGGACCTTTCGTTTATCACGTCCTTGGTGTTCAGCGTCTCCAGCAGGGCGTCGAAGAACCTAGCCCTTAGGGCTGGAGGAAGGTAGTGAACGTTCATCCCGAGCATCCCCTTGGCGTCGAGGTCGATCAGGATCGAGAGCGGGAACATGTCCCAGAACGGTAGGGTGTCCTTGTGCTTGGCTGAGTACTTGAACATGTACATGTTTCCTGGTCTGTACGCGTTCGCGGCCTCGTACCTCTTGTCGGCGATTACCGTCTCCGCCTGCTTCTTTATCGAGTACGGAGCGAAGTTCTGCAGCTGAGCCTTCAGCCAGTCGACCGACATCTTCCGTTCCTGATCGACCCTGTTGCCTGAGACGATCGACTTCAGCCTGTCGAGTAAGGAAGCTTCCTTTAAGACGCTCATGTCCTAACGGGTCTCATTGGGATCATGGTATATGTACCCCCCTGGAGCAACAAAATTATTATAACAGCTTTTTTCGAGAAAGTACATTAAATTTTTTGAATATCTACTATTCAAAACTTGAATACGAAAATCACGAGATGACCCTGATGCCCAGGGCCTTGAGGTCGTGCTCGGTCCAGATCCTGAAGGTCCATCCCCTCTTTTTGGCGTACTCCTCGGCGGCCTGCCACTTCGACTGGTTCTTCACGTACGTCAGGGACTCGCTGACGAACCTCCTGGTCTTCCTGCCTGACGGCCTGTTGGGTACCCGAGTCTGCGACGCCGGTTTGATCTCCACCAGGAGTGTCTCACCACTGACGAATTCGATCATCAGGTCGGGGTAGTACCGGTGGTACCTCTTGTCGACCTGGTTGACGTAGGGAACCACGATCTCCTCCGAGGAGAAGTACCTAACGTTCGGGTTGTGGTCGCACCACTTCATGCACTGGAGCTCCCAGAGACTCCTGTAGATCAGGTTGTCCGGATCACCCTTGTACTTATCCGCGTTCTTTAGCCTATAGCGGCCTTTGTAGCTCATGGTCTTATTATCGTGACTTTTTGGACTTAGCCGTTATAAATAATTGATAGGACTACTCCAGTACTATAACCTATTTATATCGAATCGAAAGAAGACCACGACAAATGAGATACCCGATAAACGACTCGGATAGCGTTACCAGTAAAGTCAAATTTTCAGCAAGAATGGGTAAGGACACACCTTACATCGGGTCGGTTCAACTGTACGTTCCCACGAACATAACCGTGGGTGACAGCGCCAGTTACGGAACCATGGACCTAGGGGCGATCGGGGGAAAGGCTCAAGACATCTATGACAACGCAAAAAAAGCCGGTGGTGGATCTATATTTAGTGCGGAAGCGGCTAAAACCGGATTCACTGACATGATCTCAACAGTATGGAACAATAAGGCCGCGATAACCGAATACACGCTTTTAGAGAAATTTCCGGATTCTACCGTGGCTAAACTCTTCACTTACAACGCGAGAAAGGTAAGGAACCCCCATACGACCGCTACGTTCGATAAAGTCGACATAAGGTCATTTAAGTTCTCTTTCAAGCTTATAGCCGAAAGCAAAGAAGAGGCCTTGATGATAAAGTCCATCGATGACTTCTTCAGGATAAATCTATACCCTGAAATAATTGATGATGGATTGTTTTTAAAGTTTCCGCCTATATGGGAAATAAAGTTCATCCATAAAGTTGGAAATTCAGAAAAGGATGAGAATCTGACCAATATCATGAATAACGATAAAGTGAACGGGTTTTTACCCAAGATCCATGACTGCTTTCTGAGAGGATACTCGTCGAGCTATAACTCCGAGTACAGCTCCTTCCACGAGGACGGGGCACCTTTCAGCGTCTCGTTTGACCTGGACTTCACTGAGACCAAGCCTTACAGCAGGCTGGATATCCTTACAGGGATAGACCTAAACACAAAGAAATGAGCTACTTCTCGTACTTCCCCAACCGAACCGACTACTCGGTCTCCCTGATCAATTCCGACCTGACCAGGGAGATACGCGTCCCGGTTACGTTCCCCGACTTCTTTAGGCACGTGGCCCTGGCCTTCCCGAAGGTCAACGACGGCAAGTACTTCTACGAGCAGGTCCGCGTACTGGACCGGGAGAGACCGGACCAGCTGTCCTACAGGCTCTACGGGAACGACTCGTACTACTGGACGTTCTTCATCCTCAACGACAAGCTGAGACTCGGTGAGGCCATCCAGTGGCCCCTGTCCTACGAGCAGTTGACGAACAAGCTGGAGAGGGAGTACGACGGCGAGACCATAGTGACCTTCAAGTCCAGGTACCTCAAGTCGATCCTTCCAGGACTGACCTTCAAGAAGGACAGCTTTTTGTATAATAAGTTCAGGATCGGCGAAATCGTTACCGGCGACAAGAGCGGGGTTTCTGGGGTCATAGCCAACATAAGGCCAGAGTTCGGACAGATAGTGACCAAGAACCTATTCGCCAGGGGGAGCGACTTTCCGGCCGTAAACACCGTACCGCTTAAGTTCAGACCAGGGGAGACCATCCGAGGAGAAAACCCGAACGTTACCGTGATCTGTGACGAGAGCCTCAGGAATGCCGACGCGGTCTACAGGTACATAGAACCGGCGACCGGACGGGACGTGGACTGCAGGAACTTCATACTGACGGACCACACCAATACCGTTTCCGGACTGAGTACCCTGACCTTCAGGCAGTACTACGAGCAGATGAACGAGAACCTGAGCAGCATACGGGTTCTCAAGAAGAACTCCGTCAGGGAGTTCGTCGACGCTTTCAGGACGCTGATCGCGCGCAAACCGAAACCATCGGATTCCCGTAAAACTTACTAGAAGACAACCGACACTTGAACCCACAGGATCATGGCAGATAAACCAGTAGGCATACCGTTAGTCGAGGCCGACGACACGTCGAAGGGTGGGCTTGGTCCCAACGTGAAGATCGCGAAGATCGTGCTGTACTCGACGGCGGACAAGAACACGGGCATCACCTACTCCAGCCTGCCGTTGGATTCAGACGGGGGTTACGACATCACGTACGTGACCATAGAGATGGAGTTCACCGAATCGGTCAACTCTTTGGCTGTGATGGGATCCCTGTCCATAATCGATAACTTCAACCTGTTCCAGGACGCCAGGATCCACGGTCAGGAGAAGCTTCACGTCAAGCTGGTCAGGTACAACACCGAAACCAACGCGTACGACATAACGATCGACCGAGAGTTCCTGGTGGTCAACCTTAGGACGTACGAGAGGGGTGAGTTCAGGGCCGCGTACACTATAGAGTTCGCGTCGCCACACATCTACTGGGATAAGGTGAAGAGGATCGGACGGGCGTACGGATACACGGACATGACCACGGCCGACGTGGCCAGCGGAGACATTGCCGGAAGCGCCGAGGCCATCACCGCCTGGAGGAAGAAGTACACCGAGGAAGCCAAAAAGACGATAGATTATGGTGACATCTTCGAGATACTCGGTAGTCCTAACCCCTTTAACGTTCCGGTAGAATCGACCGGAAACGTGAACACACTCGAGTATCCAGAGCAGTTCATATACGACATCCTGATAAACGACCTCGAGTTACCCATGGATCGAGTCTGGCTCTATGGGTACCATCCTGGATTAGACAGCAACAAACACAAGTCCTACTCCAGGATGAAGATCGTCATTCCCAACTGGAGACCATTCCAGACCATCAAGTGGTTACTGAGAAACACGTTCTCCAAGCAAGAGAACAAGACCGGACACCCGTGGTTCTGTTACGACACGTTACTGGCTGGGATCAGGATCGAGCCATACGAGATGCTGATAAAGGAGGGTAGTGAGGTTCAGGGAGGAATGGAACCAGGTAACCTCGAGCTCTACTCGACCGGACGGATATCCAAGTACAAAGACGGCACCTACATCTACAACCCAGGGTTCAGCGCCAAGCCGGGTGACGACAAGTACGAGACTCAGATCCGAAGAAAGATCTTCGAGATGCAGATCGGTTTTTCGTTCGACCAGTTCTCCAAGGCGGGCAACGGCTCGTTCTCCACTCAGGAGTGGTACGTCGACATCGCTACCAAGTTCGTCTTTCCTAATCTCTACAAGTTGCTCCACGAGTCAAGGATCAGCTACGAGGATGGAACCTTCGTCAGCGGTAGGGATTACCTGAAGGATCACGTCATCGGGTACGCGAAGAACGTCGGTGAGAACGCGGTTGACTTCACCAAGACCAACTACAACTACTTCATACCCTACAACACGGCTCTCCACGGAGTGACCGAAAAGACCTTTCCCTACAACTCGGCGTACGGTTTCCAGGGGGAAGCCGAACCTTGGGGAGGCGACAGCGAGGGTGAGACTGCGTGGGGTATCGGAAGCGGTAGCGGCGGTGAGGGTGCCCAGGGTGGTGGACCACCGGAGGGGGTGAACCCACACCCAGCCGGACAGTCTGGAGCGGTCTGGGCCACTTCTCCGTACAACAAGACCATAAATGGCATCGGGGGTACACCGGACCAGTGGGATACCTACAGGAAGACCGTCGCTAAGATAGAGAGCGGTTCGAAGGGGTACAACATCACCGGCGGGTACAACAAAGCGTACGACGGCGCGTACCAGATGGGAGCCGGAGCCAAGGCCGACGCCGCTAGGATCCTGGGTATCCCGGTACCGTCTAGGGAGGCCTTCAGGCAGGATCCGGACCTTCAGGAAAAGATGATCGACGCGTACACGTACGCGAACCACAAGACGTTGATGCGGATCAACTCCACCTACCGAGGACTGTCTAAAAGCGAACAGCTGGCGGTTTTGGGTTACGCCCATAACCAGGGTGCCGGAGGCGCGTCAGACTGGCTGAAGACCGGTAAGGCTGGACGCGACGGGTTCGGTACGGACGCCACCAAGTACTACAACGCCATCTTAGGCAACCTGGGCGGATCGTCGAAGGCTTCTTCGGTAGACGGAACTAACTCAACTCCTACGGCTCCGGCTCAACAGGTACAGCCTCAGGCTCAGGAAACGACCAACGCCTTAAGCGGAGCTAACCCGAAGGCGTACGTCCGAGCGGATCAGGCCATGACCAACGGTGACCCGAAGGACCTAGGACGAGTCGGAAGAACCGCGGACATGATCAAACGCAACATGGACTTCATGCAGCATACGGTAAAGGTACTGGGTGACCTAGGACTGAATCCCGGAACGGTCATGGACATCCAGGTGCAGAGAGCGATCGACCCCAATCTGCCTCTCACCGGAGCCAGGGATCCACATACCCTGATAGACGAGTACGTCTCCGGAACCTACTTCATCACCGAGTGTACCCACGTGTTCGCCGAGAAAAACTTCTACACCTACGCGACGATAAACCGCGACTCGTCATCGCTGAACCTGGACTGACTGCATGAATAGGGAACAGGACTTCTTCCTTCAGTTCGGTGAGACCGGTACGTCGTTCTTCACCGGTGTCGTAGAGGACAGAGACGACCCAGCCATGATGGGTCGAGTGAGGGTGAGGATCTTTGGGATCCACCCGATGGACAGGACCGAGGTACCGACTCATACCCTACCGTGGGCCACCGTGATCCTACCGACGACCGAGGCCGCCATGTCCGGTATCGGTTCCGGCGCGCCGAAGATCATCGAGGGAACCTGGGTCGTTGGGTTCTTCCGTGACGGTGTCTCCTGTCAGGACCCCATAGTCATGGGATGCGTCCTGACCAACTCGGCTCCGAAATGGACCGGTCCTTCCAGCCTGCCGGAACCGGAAGACCTCAGGATCTTGGTCAATAAGTCCGGACTGGGAAAGAAGACGTCAACCGCTGAGGAAAAGAACAAAAGAAACGAGGAACTGAAGAGCGACATCAAGAACCCTTCCGGAGCAGTGAGTACCGCCTTAAAGACCGCGATTACAACGAAGCTTGAGGAACTTGGCATCAAGACCCTAGAGGACTTTCCGAACATGTTTGAGGACTTGCCCAAGTTCACGGAGGTCGTAGACAAGCTTAAGGCCTCGGTCACGGAATCAGTACTGAAAACGGCGATCCCGAAGGTCTCTGAAAAGTTCGAGCTTCCCAGCCTGACCGACCTCAAACCGATCCAAGACAAGGTTAGGTCCGAGGTGTCCATTCAAATAGATCATTTCGTGAAGGATTACTTCATGAACTTAAAGAAGCAGGTGTAGGAAAGGAGTTCATAATATGGCCACAACGTTAAACCTAGAGCTGGACTCCTTCGTTTCGTCGATAACCGAATCCGCAGTTTCTACCGTGGCCAACGCGGTGGTTTCAGGAACTACCGACGTCGGTTCGGTTGTCGGTGAACTGATCGACGGCTTCATGAACGATATCGCCGAAAGCATAAACTCGATAGTGGACTCGGTGTTCGCCGAGCTGGGTATCGACAGCATCCTGAACAGCGTGATCGGGTTCATAGAGGCTCCGTTCGCGATATTCGATAACCTCTATAACTATTTCTGGGACCCTCTGGCGACCTTCATGACGAGCGGGTTCCTTAACGGTATGTTCTTCTTCGATAAGCTCTCCGACATCATTCAGACACCGACCGGGTTCGCCTTTGGTGACATCGGTATGGGGGTGAACGCCGGCACGCTTTACGAGAGACCCCTGGTCAAGCACCCGATCTTCCCTTCGGAGCAAGACCTACATCGAGTGTGTCGCGGTGACGCCACCGTGTTCCAACCGGGTGGGATGAAGTATAACTACGATCAGCAGAGGGATCCGTTGCTGGATGAACCCCAGATGCAGTACGACCCGACCTACCCGTACAACCATTACACCGAGTCGGAATCTGGACACGTCTACGAGATAGACGACACACCGTCTCATGAACGGTTACAGATAAGGCACAGGAGCGGAACTGGTTACCACGTCAATCCCGACGGAACCCAGAAGAGCATAGTTATGGGTGACGACTTCTACGTCGTTCTTCAGGACAACCGCGCCCACGTGTTCGGTAACCTGGTCCTATTCGTAGACAAGGACGCCAACGTGTCGATCAACGGTGAGGGTAACGTTAACATAGGACGTAACGCCAACGTCTACGTCGGTAACGACTGCTCGATCCACACTCAGAAGAACACCAGGATCTTCACTAAGGAGAAGACCCTAATCTACTCATTAGACGACATCGACGTCAGAACCGACAAGAACTGCACCTTCAACGTGAAGGAGACGTTCGAGGTGGTAGCCAATAAGATCTCACTGTTGGCTAAAGATCGTGTGAACATCGTCGGACTGAGTCGGATCGACCTGAACACTGATAAAACCGTGCCAGTACTTAAGGCACCGATCCCACCGATAGCCAAGCCTCTCCATGAGATGGAGGTATTTAAACCGTTTCGGTTTCAACTAAGACACGAAGGGAACGTGGGAAACGAGACTTCCATAACCAAGGAGGCCGTTCAGGAATCTATGACCAACGGAGAGCTCGCTTCGGAGGAATGGACGAACAGGCAACCGGAGATCGTTCTCGGGAAAGAGAAAGACGAAACCAAGGCTCCGGAACAACCGGTCACCGACAAGAGCGTGAGCGTATCCGTGAGCGGAGACCTGAACAACCCCAACAACCCGATCTACGACACCAAGATCTCGAAACACTGTTACCTAAGGGACCTGACGTGGTCACCGACCTTTCCGAACGCCCTGAAGGCCCAATGCGGTCTATCGGTTGAGGAGATCGTCAAGAACCTCTCCAACGTCGCGGCCATCTGCATAGACCCTCTCTATGAGAAGTACGGCGGTTTCGTGGTGAACACGTACGGCAGGCCTAAGGGAAAGATGAGGATCACCTCTGGCTTCAGGCACGCGACCAAGTGTACGTCCTGGCATGAGAAAGGATGCTGCTTCGACTATCAGGTCCTAGGGCTCGGTAACGGTTACTACTACGACGAAGCCATCTGGTGTAGGGATAACACCAAGGGTTGGGATCACATCCTGCTGGAATTCAAGACCACCGGCACGGGCATGCCCTGGATACACTTCGGAGCCAGACGGGACGCCGCCAGGGGAATGACCGAGACGTACATGAACCATAAGTCATACGACAAGACCAAGTTCGTCAACCTAGCCCATAAGAATAAACCAAGCAGTCAATAGGTCCGATATAAATATTAAAGATGGAAGAAAACAACCTAGTTCAGACAGACTTGCTGTCGTTTCACGACAGGGAGACTCTTCATGTCTACGAGGACGTGTACGCCCGAGACCTGATCTACAAGGACCTGGACCTTAGGTTTAGGCCCCACGCCTTGACCGGAAACATCAACCCATTGGAAGAGGTCGCGGCAGTAAAGAGGGCCCTGTACAACCTGGTGATGACCGAAACGAAGGAGAGACCCTTCAACATGAACTTCGGGACACCTTTGGCTGGTCTGTTGTTCAACCTCCAGCAGCTCAACGCGCTGGACCTGGAGGACCAGATCCAGAGGTCGATAGAACTGTTTGAGCCGAGGGTACTGGTTCGAGACATAGTGGTGAGTAGGACCATGGTGGACCAGAACGCCATAGAGATAAGCATCTTTTTCACGGTACTGAACGTCTCTTCAAATGAAGTCTTTGAAGTGAAACTAAAGCGAACTAGATAACAGAAAACACACTACACCGTACGAAGGAACCTATGGCAACCTCACCATCATTGGCCACCACCCTGAAAGGGACGAACATCGACCTGGACTTCTCCAAGATCAGGCAGAGGCTGAAGGACTTCCTATCCAGTCAGGACCAGTTCGTTGACTACAACTTCGAGGCGTCCGGGATCTCGATCCTACTGGACGTTCTGGCCTACAACACCCAGATGAACGCCATGACGGCTCACCTGGCACTGAACGAGTTGTTCCTGGATTCGGCTCAGGCCAGACCAAACGTGGTGTCGTTGGCCAAGCAACTCGGATACCTCACCAGGTCGGTGTCCAGCGCCATCGCCGCCGTGAACGTGACGGTGGTGCCGCCGTACTCCTACAGGAACGACACGCTGACACTCCAGTCGAACTCGGTGTTCAAGGGCGGAGGACTGCTTTGGTACGCTATGGATTCCCACACCGTGTCCAAGAACGCGAAGGGTAACTTCTACTTCACCAACGTCAACCTGAGGGAGGGTAGGCAGAAGGTCGTTCGTTACTACTACGACGCCAGGAACCCGTACCCGAAGTTCGAGATACCGGACAGGGACGTCGACGTCACGTCGATAAAGGTCAGGGTTAAGGAGACGGAAAAGAGCGAGTACTTCACCACGTACAAACCGTTCACGTACTTCTCGTCGATAGATTCGAATACCGCGGTGTACTTCATCGAGGAGAACGCGCTCGGGCTGTACGAGATCTACTTCACCGGTAAAGAGATAGGAGGGATCTCCCCTTCCGTCGGAAACGTCATAGAGATAGACTACGTCTACTCCAACGGAGCCGCGGCGAACGGCGTCTCCGTGTTCAAGACCGACGTCGTGTTCTCTAGAGCCGGAGAAACCTTGTACATCACCACCGCGGCGAGCGCCACCGGTGGCAGGGATAAGGAATCGGTTGAGGCAGTTAGACAAAACGCGCCGTATTACTTCGAGGCTCAGAACAGGTGCGTGTCGTTCAACGACTACGCCTCTGTCATAAAGAAGGAGATCCCTCAGGCTCAGTCCGTGAACGTCTGGGGAGGCGAGACCAACTTTCCCGCCGAGTTCGGACGCGTCTACATATCGATCAAACCCACGGACGGATTAACGATTTCGTCCGCTTTAAAGCAGTACATAATCAATTCGGTACTGAAACCTAAGGCCGTGGCTACGATATCACCGAGGATCGTTGATGCCGAGTACACCTACATCGGGTTGGACATCGAGGTCAAGTACGACCAGAACAAAACCACGAACTCGTCCCAACATGTATCGAACATCGTTAAGAACGCTTGCATGAACTTCTCCGAGACGTACCTTAACTCCTTTGAGGGACCATTCAGGTACTCCAAGTTCCTAGCAATGATCGATAACGCCGAAATCTCGATAGAGAACTCTATGGCCAGGATATACCTGATCAAGAGGATCTACCTAAGGGCCAACCAGGAGAACGAGTTCGTATTGACGATTCCGTCTGAGTTCTATGACTTCGACGAGAACGACAAGTTCATCCAGTCTTCCCTGATGACCATAAACGGTTTACGTTACTACGTCACCGACAGGAAGGACTCAAACAATAACAGAAAAAGACAACTGATACTGATATACACCAGTTCGGCCGGCGAACAGGTCATCGAGAACGTGGACGTAGGGTACATAGACCTCGACCTTCAGACGATATTCATCTATGGGTTCAGACCAGACGTGGATACGGTATTGACGGTGTACATCAACCCTAAGTCCAACGACGTCATCCCGAGTAAGAACCAGATAATAGCGATCGACGAGAACTTCATAAACGTAACCGTGACTCCGGACTACCTTGAGGCCAACGTCTATCCTGGAGTGGTTAGGTCCAAGACCACCTCGAGAAACCTGACTTTCTTCGAAAGATAAAATCTAACATGACCACTTTTCTTCAGGAAGAATTCAGGCTTAAGGCCACCAACGTCGAGGCGATCAAGGCCAGACAGAGCCTCGTCTCAGTAGGAAAGGTCGTCGGCGGAGGAATCGCCGTTCAAGAACCCAAGGCCCCACTAAACCAACTTTCTGGAAGGGTCGACGGGGTAAAAGATGGTACCTCGTTGGTCGGTGTCGGAACGTCTTTCAAGTCGGAACTAAGCGTGGGTGACTTGCTGGAGATCTCGCAGATCGATAAGGCTTACCGCGTGGTGAGTATAACCAACGACACCAGCCTCGTCGTGGAGTCCCCATTCAATTCTGAGTTCGAGGGCAGGTCTTTTTGGAAGCTAAGCTCGGGTCTGAACCCTCTCCTTGGATCCAAGGAGGTCGTCTCGGTCAACGAGATGTTCCCACATTTCCTTAGGAATGACATCCAGGTCCTGGTCGATTTCCTAAGGCAGTACTACATTTCCGAGAACGCGTCCGACCTATCCGGCATCTCCGCGATAGTCAATACCCTCTACGAGCGCAGGGACGTAGACACGGTCGACCCGGCGGATCAGGTCACCCTGAACAAGTGGTTCAACGAGTTCGCCAACACCCTAAGTTCCTCCAGAAAGACCAAGCTGGATCCCAGGACCCTGCTGAAACACATCGGGACTCTTTACAGAGAGAAGGGATCCGTCAACGGGATCAAGTCTTTCTTCCGGATCCTATTCGGTATCGACGTGTCGGTGTACCTACCCTGGGAGGACGTCCTGATAGCATCCGACGGTAAGTGGGACGACTCTTCCAGAACCAAGATCGCGCTTGATGAACATTCCAACGAACTGAAGGGTTTCACGGTCTCCAACGGTTCTTTCTCGACCAACGACGGGTTCCTGTCCGACAGGATCTACCTGGAGGACAGCTTCTATTGGCAGCAGTACTCCTATGACATCCGCTCTCAGGTACCTGAACGGGAATGGATAAGCCTGTTCAAGCGCCTGATGCATCCTTCAGGCTTCATCGTTTTCAGTACCCTGCTGCTTAACGTACTTTCGAAGACCGCCAGGATGCCCAGCAGTCAACCGTTCGGGTACATCTCGGATATATTCCAAAAGATATCGCTCGAGTTGCTATGCGACGTCAAGATCCGAACCCAGATGGAATCCGTTCTATCTAAATGGTTTTCGTCATCGAGTCAAGACTACTTTGGCCGCGATACGTTCTTAAGGTTTACGTTCTTTTCCGAAACGTCTATAGAAGACTACCCATCCGACTTGAGCATAGAACAGCTGCAGTATTCAAACTTATTCAATGCGGGTTCTAAGGTGTCACAAACCTTAATTTGAATTCGTTTACTTGATATAAATAAGAATAATCCACAGTTTTGTGTTAAAAAACCTATCACCACTAAAGAAAACCTGAAATGACAGCTATAGTTACCAAACAGCAACGGATTCAAAATGCCAAGAACTTCATCGGTGATTTTTCCGGGTCTCCCGAACTGAATCGACTCTACCTCTGGATCGGAAAGACTGATCCGTGGAACGACGACATAACCAGCACGGACGACGTCTCAGTAAACGTTCCGGTTGACGGTGAGCACGAGAAGTCCAGAGTCTATAACGAGATGATCGGAATGAAGCGGGTCCTAGAAAACAACATGGTGAAGGCCGTGCCGACTCACGCGTGGGCCTCCACCGTAACCTATCAGGCGTGGGACGACGCGTACTCCGTCACGGTTACCGATGGTGGGTGCCCGTTGATCAAGACCATATACGACACGCAGTTCTACACGATAAACTCCAACCTCAGCCTGTATAAATGCCTGGTTGCCGGATCGGGTACCTCGCGGGTCATGCCGTTCCATACGTCCATAGAGCCCAAGCTGTACGACGACGGTTACGTTTGGCACTACATGTTTACCGTTTCGGTGAACGATGCGTTGAACTTCTACAACAACTCTTTCTGTCCGGTGAGAGAAAAGGCCGTTCAGGACGGTAACCAAGGCGACATCGAAGGTGGCATTTTCAGGATCGTCGTGGAGAACGGTGGGACCGGGTACTCGAACGCCACGACGTCCGTAACCATCGAAGGGAACGGTTCTGGAGCCCTAGCTCAGGCGACCATCTCGAACGGTGTCATAACCGACATTAAAGTCACCACCAAGGTCGACAACACACTAAACCACGGGACCGGTTACGACTTCGCGAGGGTCGTGATAACCGACTCAGGAAGCGGCACCGGAGCCAAGGCGAGGGCCGTGCTTTCTCCCAGGGGTGGACACGGGTACGATCCGGTCGACGAGCTCGGGGCCTACAATGTGGAGATAGCGATAAACATCGAGGGAGACGAGGAGGGTAAGTTCATCACGGCCAACGACTACCGAAGGATCGGCTTGATCCGTAACCCGATGACCTCCGATGACCCTCCGGTTCCGGCCACGTCAATAGCTCTAAGCTGTTTAAGATCCTTGGATCTCACGTTCGTCACCGGAACCTTCTCTTCGGATGACGTGATCATCGAGGCGTCGGCTGGAGAACAGAACACCAACAAGGCGAAGGCTTTCATCGACCAGTACGTCTCTGGCACTCCGGCCAAAATATTCTTTCACCAGAACGAAAAGACCGGTTGGGATCCAATGACGGTTGGTGTCTCGGTGTCCTCCAACGAGGGACAGAACACCGCCACGATCTCCGCCATAAATGAACCTGACTACATGCCGTTTACAGGTGATATAATCTTCGTAGAGAACAGATCCCCGATACAAAGAACCGAAGCCACTCGTGAAGAGATCCGGCTGATCGTTCAATTCTAATCCTCGTAAGTTACCACCGATGACAATCATTACCGCCCAGCCTCCGTACCGCGATGACTTCGATAAGGAAAAGGCCTACTACAGGGTCCTGTTCAAGCCGGGTTACCCAGTTCAGTCCAGGGAACTGACCCAGCAGCAGACGGCGATCCAGCACCAGATCGAGAAGTTTGGTAAGCACATCTTCGAGGAGGGATCGATCGTCACTGGTGGACAGTTCGATATAGACCTGAACGTACCGTACGTCTTGCTGTTACCCGAGAACGGTGTGGGTACTCCCATCTCATTATCGGAATTCGTAGGAAAGGTCATCAAGGGAAACGTTTCGGGTGTTTCGGCGAGGATCCTCAAGGTTCAGGAGGTCACCTACAACGGGACGATCTACTACCCGGCCTTCATACGGTACGTCTCTGGATCGGAGACCACAGAGAACTCGACGTTCACACCAGGTGAAACCGCCACCACGGTAGAGGTCTTGTCTTCAACGGTGAAGATCAAGAAGGAGTCCTTCACCGTTCCGGTGCTTGGTTCTGGTTCCATGTTCACCATCGAGGAAGGCGTCGTTTTCTCCAAGGGCTTGTTTATCGACTTCGGCAGACAGTCGATCACTTTGAACGCCTTCTCGAGGACTCCAACCTGCAGGATCGGTTTCAATGTGGTGGATGACATCGTCACCGCCACGGATGACGACACACTTTTGGACATCGCGAATGGGACTCCTAACTACAACGCACCAGGCGCCGACCGGCTTAAGGTCACGGCGACCCTAAAGAAAATCGAGATTGACGACACGGAGTCTTTGCCGAATTTCGTCGAACTGTTCAGCATCAAGGACGGGGTGGTTCAAGAAAAGTTCAACAGGCCACAGTACGCGGTTATCGGTGACGAAATAGCGAAAAGGACCAACGACGAATCGGGTGACTACTGCATCAGGGGGATGGGAATACGGATAAGGGAACACCTGGACACCGGCTCCAACGAGGGATACCTGACCCTGGAGAACGGAGGTGATTCAGACCTGTTGACCATCGCGGTAGAGCCTGGACTATCCTACGTGAAGGGATACGAGATCAACAAGCTCGTCACCTCGTACGTATCGACACCAAAGAGCAAGGAATACAAGTACATAAATTCTCAGATCCTGTCGGCCAGATCGTCGAACTACATTCTTATAAACGAAGTGGTCGGCACCCCAGTACTTGATTACGGGACCGTAATAAATTTGAGGTACAACGGTTCTCCAACCGACGGAGAAAAAAGGATCACCAACAACACGGCCTATAACGCGGCTTTAAGCGGTGTCTCTATCGGTACTGCCAGGATCAAGTCCGTCGTCTACGAATCCGGAGTTTTGGGAACCGCTTCCGGTCGGTTACGAGTTTACCTGTACGACATAAAGATCACCGACGCCACACACAATTTTACCGACGTGGACTCGATCAACTGTGTCAGTCCGTACTTCTTTGCCGATATAGTAAAGGATTCGATAACGAATAATACCGCTATCTACCAGAGGTTCTCGTACCCGTTACTTTATCCGATAGGTACCGAATACACCAGGACCATCCGAAGCGAAAACGACGTTTCGGATACCATCTTTTCGTTCCAAAGAACCACTCAAAACGTCGAGGTGCAGTCATCCGGAAAGACTTCGATAACTCTCGATACAGCCAACGAGCAGTTCGCTTACGGCTCAGGCAACCTTTCGAATAACGAACTAAAATCCATACTGGTGACGTTCACCTCCGCCGTAGAAACCTATAAGATCGGCGACATGTTCGACCTGTCCACTATCGTCACGAACGACGAAGACGTAGTATCCATAGATTCAACGAGAAAAACGCTTTCCATAGACTTCAAAAAGACCTTCGACTCGACCTTCAATATCTCCATCACTTACAACGTATCCAGAAGTACGGCGTACGAGATGAAGAAGGAGCTCAGGTCAAACCGTTTCGTCAAGCTCAACTGCTCCTCGTCATCCTCTCTAACGTCCTTCAACCTCGGAGTTTCGGACGTGCGGCGGGTTGTCGGGATCAAGAAGTACTCTCAGAACTTCCCGGCCACAAACGAAGACTTCGACTCAACCGGTGTCGACGTCACCGATCAGTTCATCCTGAACAACGGACAGACCGACGAGCTGTACGACCACGCGTCCATCCGACTGAGGGCCGGTTACACACTGACGACCAACGACAGGCTTGTCGTGAAGCTGGACTACTTCTACTGTAACTACTCTCAGGGTGTCGGTTACTTTTCCGTAGACTCGTACCCGATCAACGACTCGGTCGTCTCTGCCACAACCATCCAGACGCACGAGATCCCGGTTTACGTCTCACCGGATACCGGCATTAAGTACAACCTCAGGGACTTTTTGGACTTCAGGTCGATAAAAGTAAACAAGGCTGCGGACTCATCCACTGTGGGTGGAGCCTCTGAGAATCCAGTCGCCGCCACAGACCTGGTGATTCCGACGAACGGACTGAGGCTTCCGGTTCCTGCGTCTCAGATATTCATAGACTACTCGTACTACCTCGCAAGACGAGACGTCGTGACTCTCGACAAGAACGGACGGTTCGACGTGGTTAAGGGAGTTTCCGCTATCTATCCGGTGACGCCAAGCATCCCAGAAACCGTTATGGGTGTCGCCAAAGTCTTCATCCCACCCTACCCGTCGTTATCCACGTCTTACGCCAGAATACTTGACCGCACCGACATCGGTTGTACCTACGAGAGCATCACGTTCGAGAGACACACGATGCGTGACATCGGCGTGATGAAGTCGCGGATCAAGAACCTCGAGTACTACACCTCGATGAATCTGTTGGAAAAACAGACCAGCGACATGCTGATTCTGGATAAGGACGGTTTAGACCGGTTCAAGAACGGTTTCTTCATCGATCCATTCGTAGATCATTCGCTGGGGGACACGACGAATGACGACTACAAGATATCGGTGGATAAGATTGAGAAATGCATCAGACCCTTCTATAAGATGGATTCATTTCTTTATGACTACCAACCGGTACTTTCGAGTAACGTCAGGATTGGTAAGTCGATAATCACACTCCCGTATATCGAAACGGTGTTACTGGAACAACTGAAGGCCACGTCGTACAGGAACATAGAGCAGAGCGTCTTCAGGTACATCGGCACCATCACCATGGACCCGGACACAGACATCTGGGTCGATACGACCACCGTCGACAGGACCATTCAGCAGGACTTCTCGTTCGATATAGCCGACGAGTTTCTAGGGACCGAGTGGGGTGCTTGGGAGGATTATCTGGTTGGGTACAACGTGTACGACAGGAGAGTAGGTGACAGGAGCGGAAACTTAAATCAACGATATTATATAGGATCTTATTCTTCGTATAAAGCGGCAGTTGCGGCGGGTCATAAGAACGATCCTGCGCATTCCGGTAGAGACAGGTTCCTGATAGAGACCGAAACGACCCAGATGCGTACCGGTACTCAGTTATCTTATCACGACGAGACCTCCACACAAAACTTGGGAACGTTCGTCACCGACGTCTCGTTAGCGACCTACATAAAACCTCAGATCATCTTGATTTACTCTAAGGGTCTTAAGGCCAATACACGTTTTCATGTTTTTTTCGATAACGAAAACATGAATAACTATACCATACCATTCGTCATCCCACTAAATTGGAATCGTGACCTAAACAATCCAGATTTGTTGAACAGTATGTGTATAGGATGCCCTAGGGGGTACCCGTTAAAGACCGACGCGTACGGTGATTTAGTGTTCGCATTAGTTTTACCTAACGGTGATAAACGGTTTAGGATCGGAACGAAGGAGGTTAAGGTAACCGATTCACCCACCAACGCGGTGGACGCGACCTCCTACGCGGTAGGTTATTTCGTCGCGCAAGGCCTCATACAACAGAAACAGAACACGATCCTTTCAACCAAACATACGGTGGTTGATACGACTACGGTAACCGAGACCAGAAAGAAATCGACGGTTGAGATACATGGTCCATCGTGTATGGCTTACTCGTTCTTAGTCATGGCTCCGGAAGGGCAGGACGGTGTGTTCCTAACCTCGGTCGACGTCTGGATCCAAGCCCTGCATGAGAACCTGGGTGTATGGTTCGAGATCCGTGAAATGAATTCTGCCGGTGGGATCACACGGACTCAGGTTCCTTACTCCGAGGTCTGGATGTACAGGAACGACCCTAGACTCAATGTCTCTACCGACGGCATCAATAATCCAACCAACGTAAACTTTGAGAACCCAGTCTTCTTACAGAACGACACGCAGTACGCGTTCGTCATCCATACGGAAGGCCTGAACCCAGACACCTACTTCTACGTGTCAAGGATCGGTGAGACCGACCTGGAGACCAGACAGCAGGTGACTGCCAGACAGAAGACCGGTACCGTGTTCACGACCAACAACAACCTGAACTGGGATCCGGTTCCGGACATCGACCTGAAGGTCAGGTTCAACAGAGCCAAGTTCTCGATAGGGTCCGGAACGGCTGTGTTCGTCAATAAGCCCAACGAGTTCTTCACCGTGAAGGACCGCTCAGAAATCTTCGTTACCTACGGTGAGGAGATAAGGAGCTCTCAGATCCTTGAGGTTACCGTCGATCCGGAATCCACCGGTGTGATCGAGGCTGGAGACACTCTGTCGGTATCCGGAGAATCGCAAAAGATCGCAACCGTGCTTAAGGTCGTTGGTTCCAATTGCTACACCGACGGGTACAACTTCGTTGAAAACGACGTGCTGGTGGTGACTAACGACTCTCCGGTCGCGGTTAAGGATGTGGCCGCCACCGTAAGCGGTATAACCTACGGTTCGGCCAAATTGGTGTCCTTCAACAGAAGAAAGGACACCATGGTTCTTTCAGGTTCCAACGGACTGTTCTTTAAGGACTGCGTCATAACCGGTAGGCTGTCAGGGATAACCGCCACCGTCTCTTCGATCGATGACTACCCGTACTCGACGATCTACTACAACCCGAATACGCTGGTGTTCACAGACACGAGCATAACCCATCTGGTTAGGGAGGTCGTCACGTCATCGGATTCGTTGGACGCCTGGCAGGCCATCATGCCAAAAACCAACCTCGACTTCGACACGCAGAGGTCGTTGCTGTCCAGGACCAATGAGGTTGACCGTCAAGCTGGAGACTGGTCGGCTTTCGCCAACGCGATACTGACCACCGAGTCGGAATGGGTTTCTCCAGTGGTGGATATGAACCGAACCAGTTCGATCTTCATCTACAACATAGTGAACCAAGACATCACTGGAGAAACCAACCCATCCGGTGGAAACCTATGGAACAAGTACATCTCTAAGGTCGTGACCCTCGCCGAAGGACAGGACGCCGAGGACCTGATGGTGTACCTGTCGGCTTACGTGCCGAACATCGCTAACGTCTTAAACTATCCAATAAAGGTATGGGCGAAGATCATCAACAACGAGGATAAGGACTTCTTCCAGAACAAGAGTTGGATCGAGCTCGAGCAGATCGGTGACAACTTGGTGTACTCCTCGTCCATAAACAAGCAGAACTACAAGGAGCTGTCGTTCCAGTTCCCAAGGAGCATGATGTTCGACAACGAAATCAATCCCGGAATCCAGTACGACGCCAACGGGAACACCTACACCGGATTCAAGCAGTTCGCCATAAAGATCGGTCTACTCGGTAACAAGGACGATACGGCTATCGTTCCGAAGGTCGCTGACCTGAGGGTCATCGCCTTACAGATGTAGTATAATGACACTAGAACAGACCGAAGTCTTCGGACTATTCAAGGACACCGATTCCGGAGCCGTACTCTCTCAGAATGAGGAGGCTCTGGCTTCGTACAAGGCTCGAAAGAGTCAACTGAGGAAATTTTCCACGATGGAAAAAAGAATAGAGAGCATCGAGAAAGATCTGAACGAGGTCAAACGGATGCTTTCACGGCTTATAAATATCAAGTAGAGGTAATACACCATGTTCGAAACGATCCGCCTAATCCTGAGTCTTCTACCGATCGTGATCCAGACGGTGCAGCAACTCGAGGCCCTGTTTCCTGAGGGTGGTCGGGGCAAGATGAAGTTTGAGATGGTCACCAGGGTGCTCCAGGAGACCTATAAGGTGTCTAACGACATGCTCCCAACGATCGAGAAGATGATCCCGATCGTCGTCGACGTGTTCAACAAGTTCGGCATCTTCAAGAAATAAGGCCGGATCTCGGATAAGAAAAACTAGATGGCAGACAAATACATCTCCGAATTGGATGAGAAGACTTCCGGTACCATTACCGGAAGTTATAACCTCGTGATCCAGCAACCGGAAGGGAAGGCGAACACAACCTTCAAGATCTCGGTCACCGAGTTCCTTAACTGGATCAAGGAGAACACGGATTATTCCGAGGTGTACTCGCTTCCGATCGGCACCTCGGAGCTGGGGGACTTCACCATCGAGGTCCTGGGAAACGAGGTCGTCAGGATCAAGGCCTCCGACGGAAACTTCGGTATAAAGACCTCCGAACCGTCGGCCTCTCTGGACGTATGGTCATCCGATGAGATCAATGGGGATATAATGATCACGCCCGAATCCGGAGACCGGATGGGTTTTTACGTTTCTTCGGCTTCCGATTCTCCAGAAGCCATAACCGCGCTTCATATCGGTAGAAAGATCTATAATGAGGATGCCGTCTTCGTTCCGTTAGTTTCTATAGAAAAGACTGGTGATATTACCGTAAACGGAGACGCTTCGGTAAAGGGCGATTCGTTTACCGATGGATATTCTAGGTTAGGATCAGTTTCGCCTGAAATTAAGATAAAGACACTTTCGGGAACGACTGGAAACGCCGGTGCAGTCACTCAGGTAACTCATAGCCTTGATAAGAGTAAAATTATTTCCTGTAACGTACTGGTGAAGAATAAGAGCACCAACGCGTGGACTCCCCCTAACGACGGTATCTCAACCAGCTGTTTGTACACGTTCACCATCGACAACACCGAGCTGAACGTCACCCTGCACGACACGGCCTCGAACGTGGCTTCTTCGGACTTCATTTGTACCATCATTTACGTTAAGTAGACGACACCATGGCGACAGAACCGGACAAATACATAGTTGAACTTGAAGAACTAAAAAATCTAGACGGGACAGAATCGATCCCGCTTCAACTCAAAACAGATGACGAATCCATCAAGGACTTGACCACGTTCAGGGTGCTGGTGAGTACCCTGAAGAAGTACGTATACGAGGACGCCCCTTCGGACGGGTACTCGTACGCGAGAAAGAACGGTCAGTGGGTACGGATATAAGTCAATGATTCACGGTAAGGGATAAAGCGAATGGCACAGGTAAACGTACTAAGATCGGATACCCTTGAGGAGTTCAGGCAGAAGTTCAACTCTCTGTCGGAATACGTGGGAGACATTCCGGACGATTCTCCAGTAACCCCTTTGGTTCAATACGTATACTCTCTGGTGATCCCGTTCTACAACTCCGCCGGTGTGGCTAAAGACATCCCGTTGAAGCGCTCGTAAGGACATGAAGATAAACACCCTGGTCGAACTGCGTGACTACTGCCTGAGACGGCTCGGGTTCCCCGCGATCACGATAAACGTCGCCGAGGACCAGGTGTGGGACCGACTTCAGGACGCGATTGAATTCTTCAACGAGTTTCATGCTGACTCCACCGCCAGGATCTTCCATAAGTACCAGATCACCGCGGAGGATATCGTCAACCAGTACATCCCGATCCCGAGCGTCATCACTCACGTTAGCAGGATCCTTCCGCTTTCTGACCAGGGGATGACCTCCGAGGCGATATTCGATCCGGTCTACCAGATGAGGTTGTCGGACTTCCTGTCCTTCAACCACCTGGGTACCTCGATGCAGTACTGGTACCAGTGGCAGTCACACATCAGGATGCTCCAGATGCAGATGGGTGGGGCACAGCAAGAGATCGACTTCACCAGGTACGAGCACAAGCTTCAGATCAGAGTGAACTGGAGTACCGACATCGTCAAGGGCAAGTGGCTGATAATCGAGGCCGAGAGGCTCCTCCTGGATCCGGAAAGCGACATCAACGAACCAGCTGACGTTTACAACAACCTTTTCCTGAAGGAGTACGCGACGGCCCTCATAAAGGAACAGTGGGGTATGAACCTATCCAAGTACTCAGGGATCCAGATGCCTGGTGGCATCACGTTCTCAGGGGAACGGATACTGTCCGAGGCCAGGGACGACATACAGAGGATCAAGGAAGAGGCCAGAAACGTTTGGGAGAACCCACTAGGCATGTATGTCGGATAGCGTCACGGTAAATGCTGAACTCATACTTTTCACAGGGAAACCCAAACGAACAGGCCCTGTACCGAGAACTGCTGGTGGAGTCTATCCAGATCCACGGGCAGAACGTGGAGTACCTGCCTAGGACGGTTATCTCTGAGAACCAACTGGGAGAACCAGATCAGTCCCGATTCGATACCCACTTCGAGATAGAGGCCTACATAGATACGGCCAACTACGTCTCCAGTGAGACCGTGTTCAGCAAGTTCGGTATCGAGATCCGAGACCACATCACCCTGATCTTGGCGAAGGAACGTTGGAAAACTCAGGTTGGCTCAACGGTCAACCAGCTGAGACCGAACGAAGGCGACCTCGTGTACATCCCTCTGCTGAAGTCCCTCTTCGAGATCGAGTTCGTCGACCACGAGAACCCAAACTTTTACCAGTTCAACGACCTACCCATCTACAAGTTGGAACTCGAACTGTTCGAGTACTCCGGCGAGCAGTTGAATACCGGCCTGTACGACATAGACAAACTTGAATACACATTCGGATCAGGCGGAACCAAGATGGTCGTGGAGTTCGATTCCAAGAGCGTAAACCTGAACCGGATGGTCCTAGGTAACTTCTACTCCCAGACCTCGGGGAACGACACAGCCAGGGGCAAGCTGTACTCGATACGACGAGTCGACGGCAGCCAGTCCAGGTACGAGGTGGTGTTCGGTCAGACTACAGGCATCTTTAATTCTTCGGCTAAGGACCTGCTCGTAGAAGAGAACGGGTCCGGTCATCGGTTCAAGATCGTCAAGATCTACAGGGTCTCGGACGAGAACACTGATAGCTACACCGACAACGACGCGTTCCCGAACGATCCTCAGGCCGAGAACATCATGGTCGAGCAGCTGTCTGACAAGATCATCGACTTCTCGGAGTCGAACCCGTTCGGTGAGATATAGTCTATGATGACTCCGTTCTTCTACCACAAGATCATCAGACGGGCTTCGTCCGTCTTCGGAAGCCTGTTCAACAACATCATGATCAGGAACGTGGACGCCTCCGGAAACGTGATAAAGGAGTCCAAGGTCCCGTTGGCCTACGGCTCCAGGGACAAGTTCCTTGAACGCATCAAGAGGGAAACCGACCTAGATACCCAGCAGAGGGTGGCCGTTCAGATGCCCAGGCTCTCGTTCGAGATAACCTCGCTGACGTACGACGCGGATACGGCCACGTCCATGCTGAAGAGGGTTAG